TACGCACACTCCTGAGAGAGTAATTAAGATGGAGATTACTCGGGATAATTATCAGGAAGCAATAAACACAATGCATGTACATTTTCCATTATTAAAAAATGATGTAAATTACAAACACATATGGGATACATTATCAGAATACAATGACACTATTCATTGGATTGAATCTACTATAAGGAATAGATGGAATGGTCTATCAGAATCTAGGTTATTTAGAATAACATTAGATTTCAACAAATCCACTAATGAGTTTAACGATATTCCCGATAGTGCGTATAACTTGTTCAATCCTGATAGTATATTCGGTGAATTGAAATTACATTACACTCATGTAGGGCGACACGCACAAGAGTTATACATAGCAAATGATGTATTATGTCCATCGGATCAATTTGTGCCACAGCGTTTATATTCAGCAAGTGTGCGTATGCATTTTACTGATGACTATGTAGTAGATAAAAATAAATGGAGATTGTTTTACTTAAGGCGCGGCAAAGAATTTTGGGGACTGGACTTTGCTGATCCTAAACTAGCGTTTGGATATATGAAGATAGGTCAATTATCCTCAATAACTATTGACAATAATGATGTTACTATTCCCACTTCAAGCGATGATAGACATTCATTCAGAAAGAAGTTGGTTAATACAAATGTAATTGATTGGGAAATAATTAAAGGGGCCTAAGCCCCTTTTTTCTTAACTGTACAAGTTCAGTACATGTTCAATAATGCGGTGCCTTTGAACATCTTTTAGTTCAAAGTGGCATTGTTGCAACCCTGGAATCACCCCCTTTCTCAATCGATTTTGTAAGTCCATTAGCCCATTGTCGGCTGTTTTTCTATCGGCTTGTTCTACGTCGCCAGTAATTACAATCTTACTGCCTTCGCCGATTCTGGTCATAATCATTTTGAGTTGACCCGGGGTTGCATTTTGCGCCTCGTCTAGTATAATCCAGCTATGTTTAAAATTTCGACCTCGACAGAATGCTAGGGGCGCAATTTCAACTATCTGTTCTTCTAGCATGTGGGCGATTTCCTGTGCTGTGTAATACTCACGCAGTACGTCAAGTAAAGGTCTCGTCCAGGGTTCCATTTTTTGATTTAGATCGCCCGGTAAGAAACCATGCTTTTCATCTTCTACACCTACGGCAGGACGTGTAAGTATGATTCTGTCACACTCACCTTCTCGCATAGCTTTGATAGCTGCCTGCATGGCAAGGTATGTTTTACCCGTGCCAGCCGGTCCACCGACGACAACAATATCTGTTTTCTCGTCAAGTAGTGCTAGGATGTATTTTTCTTGGTTAAGAGATTTGGGGATTAACTGTACAGGTCTTTTGTTGACCTTCAGTTCTTTTTGTGCTTGTGCGAAGTTTATCGTTTTAGATTCCTTAGTATAGAAAGTTTGATCTGATCTTTTGTGGGACTGTGAAAAGCGTGTGTCTTGTTGGTCTTTGCGTAATGCGCTAGTCTTTCGTTTGCTCAAGTTACTTCTCCTTTGTAAGAGCATGAGTACTCATAATACTCAAAGATATTTACGGTAGGAAGAGCCGTGTAATATAGCATACTTTTAACGCAATTATTATGTATAAATATTAGGCTAAGGGAAATATGTTCTCTTTTCTTATTAGTGCTTCTAGCAAATAAAAGATAAATATAACTATGAAGCAAAAAACCGCAGACGATTTCTTTAATTCCATTGATTACGTCAGTATTATAGACACGGTCAAGGGAATATACACCTCAGACGGCTCAATGTCAACTCTTTTAGACTTTGAAAGAGTACTTGACGAAGCCGATCTTTACGCCTTCCAAAACTGGGAATTAGGCGAATTAGTTCAAGGACCTACAGTTAAGCGTTATACTGTCACTTGTGTTTTCATGTGGCCTTATAAACTAATGCCTGATCCTCGAGGAGCTAAACGTTTGTTAGCAGTTGGGTGTAAGATTAAGTTTGCTACTACAAAGATCAAAGTTCCAGTAGAGATAGAAAACTACGATGATTACATAGGTGGAACTAGATATCCAAAGAGTAAAGAACGTGAAGTTTGGTTGGTCTCTATTGAGATTCCAGTTGAACTAATGGACGACATTAAAGAAGGTTCAATCGATTTAGCAGAACAGTCTATTGATTTAGATGAAATAGATGATGCCTACGACAACGACCTAGACAAAGATGACGGTGATGGTACAGATGATGAAGAATCACCGCAGGATGAAATGAACAGTATGCAACCAATGGCAGATCCTAACGCAGGAATGTCAGCACCTCAAATGTAAGGATTATATGACAGTAAAAATTATTAATGAGGGTTTAGATTATCGTGACTTAGAAGGTCAATTAGCCGATGTGGTTTCTATTGATGAGTATGCAGCCAAAATGGGTGATGATAGTGATATAGTCACTATAGCGTTTATTGTTAATAGTCATGCTGCCGGTGAAGATTTAGTTGAATGGTTCGAACGTGGTTATGATTGGGTATTAGACGCCCAAGTAAGCGAGGGCGAATTAGTCCCCGGAAAATACATAGTATTTGTAGAAACGAAACGTAGATTAAAAGTACCAGAACGTGTTATCGAACTATTAGAAGATTTAGAAACTCTTACTGGTTATAAATTAACTGATTGGACAGTCAAAGTAGCAGATGAAGAACATGACGCTGATGAGGAAATATTAAAGCAAGTTTTGACATTGAGTCCTCAACAATATCGTGATGAAGTTGAAGATGAAGAAGGTTTAAATGAGATGCGTGAACGAGCAGGTTTAGATGTTAAACCGCTACATGCTGACAAACAAGATGCTGAAATTAGAGCATTCAAATCAATAGCAGGATTATAAAATGGCACAGACTATTCTACCTAAGAAGGCTGGTTTCGAACAGCCCATGGCACTAGATGACGATCATCATGATATGTTGGCAGCAGATCCAACAATACAACAATTCCCACAAGGTAGCACCTTCGGAGGTTCAAATGGTTTCACCGCTTCACAAGCCGGGTCTTCAGCATTTGGCTCATCTTCAGCAGGAGGCTTCAGTGGCTCCGGTAATTTTAGTTCTACCGCAGTCAACAACTTTGGTGGGCTACAACAACAGCAACAACAACAACCAGTACTCACTGGGGCAGGCTCAAATGCCGCACAAGGGGCAGATGTATTAGTCGCAAACGACAATACAGATTGGATCAATAAGAAGTGGCGTCCAGCAATGGGCTGGGTTTACATGGCAACATGTACAGCAGACTTTGTATTGTTCCCGATTCTTTGGTCATTACTACAAGCACTGAGCAAAGGTAACGTCACAAGTCAATGGCAACCATTGACACTACAAGGCGCAGGCTTGTATCACATCGCAATGGGTGCTGTTTTGGGTATTGCCGCATACGGTCGAACAAAAGAGAAGATCGAAGGCGCAGCCAAATAAATATTGACAGTAACAGATTTTTCTGTTATACTCAATAAATGGATCATTATAAAACCTTAGGGGTAGCCAAAACAGCTACTCCTGATGAAATCAAAAAGGCATATCGCAAACTTGCGAGTCAACATCACCCGGATAAGGGTGGCGATACTGCTACGTTCCAAAAGATTCAAACAGCATACGATACACTCTCTGACCCACAAAAGCGGCAACAATATGATAACCCTAGTCCATTCCAAGACTTCGGTCAAGGCTCACCCGGTGGATTTAGCTTTCATAATAATGGCGCAGGATTCGATGACCTGTTTTCTCATTTCTTCAAACAAGCACAAAACCAACAGAGAAATCAACCACAAGTATATCGTACTACGGTAGTTATATCATTGGAACAAGTGTATACGGGCGGAGAACAGACCCTAAAACTTCAAACACATAACAATAGCCATGTTATTAAGGTTGAGGTTCCTCGAGGAATTAATGATGGTGGTCAGATACGATTAGATAATGTCATACCCAATGCGTCATTAATAGTTGAATTTAGGGTACAAAAGCACTTGAAGTTTGAAAGATCGGGTAACGACTTAGTTTGTAGTCACCCTGTTTCAGTACTTGACTTAATAATCGGAACTAGCTTTGAATTCACGACTTTGGGTGGGAAAACGTTAGAAGTCACAATAAAACCCAAAACACAACCATACATACAGTTAAAGATAGCCAATCAAGGCTTGCCCATTATGGGGAATCCTAACTTGTATGGAGACCAAATAATATTGCTAAAACCATTTATACCTGATACAATTGATTCTCGTATAATTGATAGCATTGCGCAATCTAAACTTAAGGAGTAACATGACAAATTCACCAGAGATCGAAAGCATTATTGAACAATCAATTGAGTTTGCCAAAACTAGAAAACATCAATATGTAACTATTGAGCACTTATTGCTATCATTGATTAGCTACCCTGCTTTCAAGAAATGTATGGTTTCGTTTGGGGCAGATGTTGATTCCATGACTACTGAGGTAAGTAGCTATTTGGATAGTCTACATGCTATCGTTTCAAAAGAAGAGGAAGTTGTCCCTAGAAAAACAAACAGTCTGGAACGAGTTATGAACCGTTCAGTGACTCAAGTATTGTTTACTGGTCGCCGTCAAGTAACTACAATAGACCTCTATCTGAGTATCTGCTCAGAGGGCAATAGTCACGCACAATATTTCCTGTTGAAATACGGAATCAACAAAAACGAGTTTGTAGCACACTGGCAGAAACACTATAAGGGTTCTGAGTTCCCTTCTGCGTTGAGTGAGAATCAAGCAGACGAAATCCTTGAAGAATATACGACTAACCTAAGTGATCTTGCTAAACAAGGTAAATTAGAACCATTGATCGGTCGTAGTAAAGAACTAGATGAAATCGTTAATGTACTCGCTAAACGATTCAAGTCAAACGTATTGATGGTCGGTGATCCAGGTGTAGGTAAGACTGCGATTGCTGAAGGTCTTGCTAGTTTAATTGAAGATGGTGAAGCCCCTGACTTCTTAGACGGACACCAAGTGTACAGTCTTGAAGTTGGTTCATTGCTTGCTGGATCTAAATATCGCGGTGACTTTGAAGAAAAGGTCAAGGCAGTTATTGACGCATTGAATACCAAAAAGAAAGCTATTCTGTTCATTGACGAAGCGCACACAATGCAAGGTGCTGGCTCTAGCAATAACGGTGGTCCTGACTTTGCGAACATGATTAAGCCTGCTATCACCAAAGGTACATTAAAGGTTATCGCAAGCACTACATGGGAAGAATTCTACGAGAGTTTTGAAAAAGACCGCGCACTGATGCGCCGATTCTATCGTGTTGGCATTGACGAACCAAGTCATGATTCTACTGTTAAAATTCTCAGTGGACTGGCAGCAAGATTGAATGATTTCCACAACGTACAGATTTTAGAGGAAGCAGTTGTTGCGGCTGTTGACACAGCAAGTCGTTATATTCACGACCGCAAGAACCCAGACAAGAGTATTGACCTACTGGATGCGGCATGTGCTAAACAACGTGTTGCTGAAAACAAAGACGCAATCATTACTAAAGAAATGATTTATGAACAAGTTGAACGTTTTACTGGTGTTCCTGCTGATAAGATGACGGGAGACAACAATGATCGTATTAATAACCTTGAATTGAATATTAAAGGTAAGTTGTATGGTCAAGATGAAACTGTTCAAGAGGTTCTTGAACGTGTCTATGTATCATTCGCTGGCATCAGTAACGAAACAAAGCCAATGGCAAGTTTCTTGTTCTTGGGCCCAACCGGTACAGGTAAAACAGAATTGGCTAAGTTGTTGAGTAAGAACCTTGACATGCCGTTGCTCAAGTATGATATGAGTGAATACGGTGAAAAGCATAGTGTATCTAGCTTGATCGGACCTCCTCCTGGCTACGTGGGCTTTGGTGACAGTCAAGTCGGTGGCGGTAGACTAATCAGTGATTTGAGTAAAAATCCTCACGCCATCATGCTGTTTGATGAGGTTGAAAAGGCACACCCTGATATCTTCAATATCTTCTTACAGATGCTTGATGAGGGTAAAATTACTGGTAGTAACGGTAAAGTTGTTAACTGTAAGAACACCATCATTATCATGACCAGTAACTTGGGTTCTAGTGACAGCGAACGATTGAATATCGGGTTCGGCAGTCAAGAGAAGAAAGGTGAAGATGACAAGGCGCTAAAAGATTTCTTCAAGCCTGAATTCAGAAACCGTATCGATTTGATTTGTAAGTTCAACAAGTTGGATACACTTGCTATCAAGAAGATTGTTGTGAAGTTCACTGAAGACCTTAAACAACAATTAGTTGACAAGCACAATATCACATTGAATCTGACAGAACCTGTTATTGAATATCTAGCAGAACAAGGTTACGACAAAAAGATGGGTGCTAGACCATTAGCACGTAAGATTGATGAACTTATTCGAGTTCCATTGTCTAAGAAAATTCTTTTTGAACGTATCAAAAACGCTACGATTACTGCGGTAGTTGGTTCAGATGGTATTGAATTTAACGTACTACAAGCGCAGACTGCAAGGGTGAATGACGATGGGATTATTGAAATCAGTTGATAACGTTCCCGGTATTGATTATTATGAATATCGGGACAATAACTATTACAATAACTATGAGTACAGGATGCGGGTAGAAATACCCTGCATCAGATACACATGGTGGTGTAAGACAACTAGCGAACTAGATGACAAGATTAACGGTAAAGTTAAAAAGTATGGCTCTATTAAAAAAGAAGACATGCCGGAAGTGGTCAGTCATCAACATGCGTTGAAAACTGTCATTAGCTTACAGTCTACCCGCAAGAAATCAAAAGACTTGGGCCTTAGGATTGAATCAAATACAGTAGCATTTTTTAGTAACGATCTGACTAAATTACAAGAAATTGCCACTTTGTTGGGGTCAAAGTATAATCCAGATTATACACAAGTTCAGACTAGTCAATATGCTGGCATCAAGCATTTTGTAGATGAACCGAAACACAAATATAGAGTGTACTTGAAATCTAAAAGAGTTGCGGATGACTTTCACGTTGAGCTAAAAGATACATTCGCCCGTCAAAAAGAACTGTACCCAAGCGGAGCATTACAGTCCTGGATGAATCGAGATAATAAACGATGGGGAATCTGGAGTTTTAGGTGGACAAGTGCCGCACACTTTATCGATTATGATGACGAAAGCACACTAAGCTATCTAGCACTAATTCATGGTGAAGTTCTCGGTAAGAAGTACAAATTAGAAAAGCGTCCAGATCCGATCTAAAATGATAAATACTCTAATAAAATGGAGTATTTACCATGGCAAAGATTGTCGAGGATGTAGTAGTCATCAAATTCAGTAAAATCGTTAAGGACAGCGAATCAGAAGTTTCTGGTATCGCTGGTTCCGACGTTCAGCAAGCATTAGAACAAGTCGCACAAGAACTAGTAGGTGACGGTGTTGTAGTTGAAGTGGTGAGAGCATAATGAGCCAAACAACCACATTAATTATGCTCCCACAGACAGCATGGAGTAGTAATGTTGCTAATGGTAATGCCTACACAGTCACTGGCAACAGTCAGCCTGCTGCCGCTTATTACTTAGGTAATCGAGACCTACAAACAGTCAATATTAATTTGACTAATTGTACTGGCAATATTACGCTAGAAGCTAGTTTAGCAACATCACCTGGATCAGGTGATTGGTTCAAAGTATACGAACTAGAAGCAAACGCTAATGCTCCATCGAACAGTGCCCCGCAAATAGCAAGCAACGCTAGTGTCTATACAAACATCGAAGGCAACTTTGTTTACTTACGAGCAAAGGTAGTAGATTTCGCAGGTGGCGGAGTGAATTTTGTAAAGTTGAGTTATTAAAATGTCTACGATTGTTATAATGCCAGGTGGCTTTCATCCTTTTCATGCTGGACATATGGCATTGTATAACAGTGCTCGTAAGGCATTTCCTGACGCTGACTTATATGTTGCCGCAACAAACAGTCAAGAAGAACGTCCCTTCCCTTTCGCAGTAAAAGAGAAACTAGCTAAAGTTGCTGGTGTTGAGCCTGGACATTTTGTTCAAGTTAAGAGTCCTTTCCAAGCTAAAGAGATTACACAAAATTATAATCCAGAACAAGATGTATTGATTTTTGTTCGTAGTGAAAAAGATAGAAACGAAAGCCCTAAGCCAGGCGGCACAAAGAAAGATGGTAGTCCAGCTTACTTCCAACCATGGACAGGTAAGGACGTACAACCATTTGGTAAACACGGATATTTTGCGTATCTGCCTACAGTTAAGTTTGGTCCTGGTATTACAAGTGCTACAGAGATTCGTAAAGCATGGCCTACATTAGATGATAGACGCAAAACAGCAATGGTTATGAGTTTATATCCTGCGGCTCAGAAGAATCAAAAACTTGCCGCTAACATTGTTGCTATGCTAGATCAGGTTATGGGCGGTCAGTTAAATGAATTCGCACCTAGCGATGACGGTGATAACGGACAAGAAGATATGTTCTTTAAGTATGCTAAGTTGTGGTATAATGGCAACCTACAAATACAACAAAGAATCGAAGAAGTTTTAGCTCAAGCTGGTTGGGAAATCGGCGAATTAGAGTCAGAAGAGGGTGGCGCATTCATCGTTAAAACAGGTGACGAAAATGGTGACACTTATATGGGCTGGCCAGCAGAGTATTTAGGTGATAATTTAAACGAGTTCGCACCTGGCAACGGAGACGATGGTTTACCACAGGCTGAATATGTTGTATATCAATGTGATCCTAGCGACCAATTTGAATTCATCGGAGGACCATTATACCAAACTGATAGTTTAGGTATGGCTCACAAGTATGCTTACGAGAAGTATGTAAAGCATCGTCCTTTAGCATTTATGATTTATCAACCTCATATTGAATCAAGTCGTGGTAACTATGGAGTCAAGGGTATCAGTGATGGTACAGAAGAAGTGGATGAAGGAAAGAGCAACGTAATTGCCAGAACAGCTAGTGACTTGTCTAACCCTCCGAAAGTTATGCAACATCGTGCGAAACGTGATATGGAGCGAGATGAACAGTTAAAGGGCAGAGATATTGCTAAACGTGATGACGATGAAATGTTTGTTCCGGGTGATTCTGAAACAGAACGATTAATGCGTTATGTGCAACAACATTATCCTAACGCAACTACTAAACAACAAGCGTTCATTAAGTTCGCCCAACGTGCTTTGCAACATAGCAAAGACGAGGACGAAATGCAAGATAAAGAGATAACAGATTTAAAACAAGAAGTCAACAAAATTAAGCAAGTTGTTGACAAGTTTAAGGTTACCGAAAGCTCTGATTATCTAGAGGAAAAATAATTTGACCCCTTGTATGCCATGTAAATATTCTTATCTTTAAAGAGGATTACATGGCAACAAAGAAAACCAAAAAAGAAGCAACAGTTCCCGTAGAAAAGTTACAGGAAATTGTTGAGCAAACACAAGCTGACCAAACTCAGCACGATACTAGTTCACAACAAACACAGCAAGGTCAAGTACAAGTTAACGTAGATTTCCTACGCACTACCCGAGTACACATAGCAATGCCATGTTATGGGGGTATGTTAACTGAATCCACATTCATGTCATTCATCAAGTGGGCAAACACAGCCCGTCAACTTGGTATTGATTGGACGCTCGAAACAATGGTTAATGAATCACTCATTAGCCGAGCACGTAACACATTAACCGCAAAGTTCTTGGACATGCCTGATGCTACTCACTTGTTCTTTGTTGACGCAGATATTGGTTGGGAACCATGGCACTTGTTAGTATTGTTGAACCGTGACGTTGATGTTATCGGTGGACTATACCCGATGAAGACTATGCCAATCAAGTGGGTAGTTAACGGCTTTGAAGGTGCAGAAGAAGGCACTGACGGTCTACAAGAAGTATCTAAAGCAGGTACAGGTTTCTTGTTGATGAAGAAGCATGTATTTGAAAAAATGAAAGTTCACCCTGCTGTCAAGCAGTATAAGAACGACATTGGTTTAGATCCTAAGTATGACCAACACTTGAAGACCTACTTTGACACAGCAGTTCGTCAGAACCGTTACTACAGTGAAGACTGGACATTCTGTGAAAACTGGCGTGACATGGGCGGACGTATCTGGGTTGATAAGCGAGTATTACTACGTCACTCAGGTTCTTATGTGTTCTGTATGGAAAATCAGCAACACTTGATGAACACAATCGGTCCTATGTACATGGATGAGCAACGAAATAAAGGTTTCAAGTTAGTCGATCAAAACGGCAACGAAATCAAATAAAATAGCCCCGAAAGGGGCTTTTTTAATGGACACAATAAATACAGAAAGGAGATAATTATGAGTTGGTATAGACACAGACCCCCAAAGAATCCTCCACATCACCCGGAACCTGTACAGGAAAACAAGACTCCTTCGAAGTGATACTGATAAATACAGTATCATGAATTTGCGAGAACTCGATTCCTTTAAACTTTCCGACGCCGTTACTTTCCATAACAATCTGAACCCTAAGTTATGGAATGGCACACACCTCCGACCAGAGGTTAGAAAACAACTAATAACAATAGCACAAGATTTTTTATCTGAATTAGGTATCCACGACCTAGATGTAAAAGACATAACAGTTTCCGGCAGCAATGCAGCATACAGCTACACAAAGCACTCAGACTTAGACTTACACATTTTAGTAGACCTCAGCGAATTAGATAATGATGAAGTTTACAAAGAACTATTCAACGCTAAAAAGACAATTTATAACGACAGCCACGACATAACGATTCATGGGGTACCAGTAGAACTATACGTACAAGACGCCAGAGAACCAGTCATCAGTCTAGGTGAGTACAGTATATTGAATAACGAATGGCTTAGAATCCCCACTAAGCGCAGAGCAAACTTTGACCAAAATTCAAGTAGAGCAAAATACGAAAAACTATTAGATATCATCAATCAGGCACTAAGATCCACTAGCTTAGAAAAAGTCACCAAGACACTAAAGAAGATTAGACAATATAGACAAGCAGGTCTAGACAAAGGTGGTGAGTTTGGTCCTGAAAATTTAGCATACAAAGCATTACGTAGTCGTGGATACATAACAAAGCTATATGATTTACGAGACAAGTTACATAGTCAAGAATTGACCGTAGAGACAATGTACAAACAAAAACTAGACAAACCTACATTCGGTGTACGTGAACTAGTTAAGATGCACAACGTATCATTGGATCACATATTAACACAGTTAATTCAAGGAATTAATGTAGAATCTGAACATACTAGCAACGAAGATTTAGCTAGAGAGATCGCATTAGATCATTTAAAAGAAGATCCTAATTATTACTCTAAATTAAAAAAAGCAGAATTAGAAGAAGAAAAAGAAAGTTTACCAGCTAAAGTTTATCATGTAACTCCAGCTGTTAATGTCCCTACTATTATGTCTCGTGGATTAATACCACAAGTTGGTGATCGTTCTAACAAGATACAAGGTGAAACTCCTGCGGTATATTGCTTCCCTGACACTAATTCACTAGAAGATGCTATGATGAATTGGTTGGGTGACGAATTTGGTGAAGATGAAGATTTAGCTTTACTAGAGATAAGCACAAGTGGATTAGAAGGGGATGTAACACCTAATGCCGAATACGAAATACAGATTTTTGACCCTGTCCCTCCGCAAAACATCAAAGTGTTGTCTCAGAATTTAGCAACAATGGTACTAGAATCAGTCAACGAGAGTTTCGACCAACCCTACAAACTTAAATGGGAAAAGAGTGATTATGGTGACATTGACGCAATAGCAAAAATGGACGATGGTAACCATCTAAGTATCATGTTCAACAAAGGATACAACCAAGACAACGAAGAAGCATGGAGTGTTGAATTCTTTAGAAACAATAGCCAAGAAGTTACAGGTGAAGGTGACGCACAAAGAGTGTTTGCTACTGTGTTAGGGGCTATACAAACGTTCATTAAGAAATACAAACCAAATAGAATTATCTTTTCAGCAAGCAAGGATAACTGGGCAAAACAACAACAGAATAGCGAAAGCCGAGCATCATTGTATGATAGGTTAGTTCAGCGTTATAGCAAAGCATGGGGATTCAGAGCGTTCCGTGCCGATGCAGGCGACAAGGTTATCTATGAATTAAGTAGAATAAAACCCATTGCTAAACCGGTAGCAGAAGCAAGTGGCTATATCCCATCTGAAAAAGAGAAAAACGATCCACGTTTCAAGACAGCATTAACAGTGGATGTTAAGCCTGACAGTATCAAAAAGAATGCAAAATCCTTCTACTGGAAGACTAGTAGAGCAGGCATTCCTCCAACAGCGAACCCTAACGGCAAATTCTGATTACATAGTATTTTGATAAATACTATATCAATTTGGAATTCCGTATGAAAATCAATCAAATCATTGTAGAAACCTCAACAACAGCAGGTTCTATCTCTACTGTATCAATGCCATTGGGCGAAGTACAGAAACGCAATCCTATTAAAACAGTTAGCAAAAAGGGCCCTTATGCCAATAGTCTAAGTGAGGGCGCAGTAAAACAACTATCAATGGACCTTAAAGGTGGTAAAGACGGTCTAAATGACGAAGAATTCAAAAAGAAGTACGGCAAGACTAAACAAGAAGTTCGTGCTGAAATGAAGAAACAACCCGAGAAGCAAGAACCAGTTAAAGAAGATAAACTAGACGAAGAAGATAAAATTATCGCTGTTGGCAAAGGTAGCAAACTAAAGACTGGTCTACACGGTAAAAATGAAGAACCAAAGTTCAAAAATTTTGTACCCCCATTCAAAGCAGAAGGCTTGTATGTAAGTGATAAACGCGGTAAAAATGTCTGTGAATGTAGTGAACAAATGTTAGCACCATTAGTTGCTAAAGCATTAAATGCGTTTGTTGCTACAAATGAATCTATCGACATTGAAGGCGCTGGCGTTGTTGCTGGTGGAGCCCAGTATGAAGGTGCTAAAGTAGATCGTATGGTTAAACACATTGCTAAGAGTGAAAAGAAGTTAGGTCACTCTAAGAAAGAAGCAGAGAACATTGCGTGGGCAACAGCTAACAAGCGTGGCATGCTAGACAACAAGAACAAGAAAGCAAAATAATCATGAGTAAAATTTTAAAAGGTTTAGACGAAGCGTACGGACGTTATGGCCGTAGAGATGCTTATCAACGTGACTATGATGCTAGCGTTGCGGGTATGAATAAGCGTGACAGTTACGCATATCAAATGGATGGCGGCGCAAACGATGAAGGTTGGGATGAACCTCAACGTGATTATACACCTAAACCAGTTGCGAGAAAAGGTATGTATTTCTACAATGTACCGGCCGGTCAGGATTCTAAAGCACAAGAAGTAGGATTGTTTAGAACAAAGTCAGGCAAGTGGTATAGCCCCTTTCAAAACACACGTGCTGACATGTTCTTTGGTAAAGGCAGATACTGGGAGCCAAAGACTAATGAATCTCAATTAGATGAACTGAGCAACGACACCCTTGCAAGCTACAAAAAGAAAGCCGGTGCTGACGCATCAGCCGCTGACAAAGCAGGTGACTATAAGCGTGGTGACAAGCGTTTCAGTGGCATTGTAAAAGCAACTAAGAAACAGTTTGATAACGATAGTAAAGGTGTGGTGGAAGCTAGCCCAGACGCAACGTTCAATGTTCTTAAAGGATTAAAGAGCTATCAAGTTGTTATTATGAACAACTACTACAGAGGCAAGTATAGTGACTATAGCGGTCGTTACTATTATGTGTTAGCAACAAGCCCAGAAGAAGCCAAGCAAGTTGTGTTAGATAACGCTGATGCTATCTTACAAGACTTGTTGGCAATGAAGGCACACAATGGTAGAAGAATATTGCCACGTAGTAGTGCCGTTCCTATTACTCCAGATCGTATCGGTAAGATTGAAGATGGTACAGTTGCTGGTCGCATGAGTACTACAAGCTATAAAAAGATGTACAGCCCAAATGGCCCTATGATGGTTAAACTATCTAACGGTGCTATTGAAGATGTACAAGGTCAAGAGCAAAATGTATCTGAAGAAACGATTCACGTAGGTTATCGTGATTCAAGTGGCGATTGGATCAAAACCACTACGCATACTAACTATGCCGATGCTAAAGCCGCAATGGAAAGATTAGTAAAGAGAGGCAAGAAGGGTGTTCAGCATCGCTACGACAATAAGGGCAATATTGACCCGGGTGCTATGATGACTGCGAGACCTGATTCAGGGGTAGCGGAAGACACGGTAAACGAATCTTCTACTATTGATTTTATTAGAGGGTTGATTAGTGAGTTCAACACACAAATGAGTGGTAGCCCATACTATCCAATGGATTATAAAAATCCTGGTATGAGAATGTGGACTCGTGGTGACGGCTCACGATACAAAGATCCTGGATACATTTTCATTGATCGTGACTTAAAACCAGAAGATCAGCCTAAATGGCACAAGGCTAAAGCAGTTGAAAAGTTTTGGAAGTTCCTAGAATCTAAAGGTGCTCGTAAGATTGGCGATGTTTCTGGTGAATTTGGGTCCGATCCGCATAGTCCGGCAGTAGTATTGAACAAGCAAGTATTTGTATTCAACGGTCGTAGCATTGCTTGGGGATCAACTAGTAGACTAAAGAACTCCAGTGTTTGGCGTCAAAAACAACAAGGTGTGGCGGAAGGTTGGGACCCTGACACGACTAGACTTGAGCAAGATGTTAGAGATGCGTTAGATAACGGTGACGATTACACAGCAAAACAATATGCTAAAATGGCACCGACACCAGAAGCCAAGAAATATTTGCTAAACATCATCAAGCAAGCAATGTATATTGATGATTTAGGTGGCGAAATTGATTGGAAAGGTGTGTCGGAAGCAGGCAACAAACCTGTTGAAAAATACCGTTTAGGAATGGGCGATAATCGCACAGCAAGAGAACTAAAAACTCAAATGCAAGGTGCCAGTGATGAGTTTGTCAATTGGGCTGCAAAGGATGTTGGACCTTTCCACTCTAGAGTGGCCAAGATGCAGGGCAAACTTGCCAAGAGCGAACTACGCCGCCGTGCAGCCGACCATGATAGATTAGCAACAGGTACTAACGAAGGTGTGGCGGAAGGCGAAAAGAATCCGCATACTAGCGCATTAGGTAAAGCATTGTATCGTGACCTAAGCAAAGAGAAGAAAGCAAGTCCACAACAAGTTCAGCGCAACAAAGAGCGTTGGGCAAAGCGTCAGGCTGATATGGTAGGAGATCCTGCTCCACAACATTATCGTGACCAATTGGCTAAAGATGCCGCCGAGTATAAAAAAGGTGTATCAGAAGGCGAACTTGCTACATACTTGGTAAGTGTTATGGACTCTGCTACTGGCGAGCACTGGCGCATTGAAGTCAAAGTCACAAGCCCCGAAATGGCCAAAGAACGAGCAGAAGCAATGGGCTATAAAGTATTAGGCGTTAAAGAAAAGCCTGGTGTGGCGGAAGGCTCATCTACAATGTGGGAAGTTAGTTTTGATTACGGCCCTCATCAGGCAGACTCAGTAAAGGTCAAGGCCGGTTCAGAAGAAGAAGCCATTGCCAAAGTAGAGAAGGCGGCAGAGAAAAGAGGCCGAGACATAATGATTAACTGGGCAAGACCAGCAGAGCAAGATGTGGCGGAAGAAAAGCAACGTCTAGATGCCAAGTGCTGGAAGGGCTATAAAAAGCAAGGCACTAAGATGAAGGGTGATACAAGAGTTAATAACTGTGTTCCTGTAAAAGAATCAGCTATTATGAAGGGTCTTAAATAATGTTATCAGATAATTTAAAAGTGTTATTAGCGAGTACTCAGTCATTCGCTATCAAGTCACAAAACTTTCACTGGAACGTTGAAGGTAGTAACTTCCCACAGTATCACGAATTCTTTGATACATTGTACGGTGATGTAAGTGGTACAATTGACCGTATCGCTGAATACATCAGAATTTTAGGTCACTACACCCCTGGTAGTTTAACACGTTATGCTGAACTATCTATCATTCAAGATCAAACAAAGATTCCACGTGCTGAATTAATGTTTGCTGAATCATTACAAGACTGCGAAACAATGAGTCAATTAGTAACAGCAATGTTTGATGAAGCCGCAAATGAAAATCAACATGGTATAGAAAACTACATGGCTGAACTACAAGACTTGTACGGCAAGAAAGCATGGTTCATTCGTTCTATACTAAAGAAAGAACGTGAATGAGAGCAAATGAGTTCCTACTTGAGTTTGAACTACCCAAGAATCGTTGGGAACTCATAGTGTCAAATGATGACAAACAAGAACTAGGCACTGACCTGGTTAGCCTCGTTCGTCAAGCATATTCTAGTACACCCCAAGGCAGTTTTGTTAACTCAATAAAAGATGTTATTCCTAGTGATTGGAATGTAATCGACTGGGATAAAGATCCTGATGTTGACAGTTGTGTGTTCTATCGTAAGAACAGGGGTAATGAAAATTGGCAAGGATACAAGATACAAGGTCTAGGTCATGACGGTACTAGAACAAGTAAAGACAAAGCACTAAATAAGATATCTAGTTTGTTACTTAGAGACGGTGTTTGGATTGAATCAAGCGATGCTATGCGTCATATTTTATTGAAACTTAATCTAGCACCTATAAAAGATGAACAATTCCTACAGCAATTATTCAATGACCCTAATTTGAGAATGATTAGCAATGATACATATGTTCGTGTGTTAGCTGATGGAACTAAAGTAACTGAAACAGTATTTGGAAATCCTAAACTTATGAGAGCTAATGAATTTGTAAAAGAAGAAGCTAAAGCAATCAAGACTAAAGGCTTAACCATGAAGTACGCATTCAACGACCGTGCGTTAATCATGAAAGCCTTCGAGCCTAGCACTAATAATCCATTAGCGTATGTTAAGTTCGTTAAAGAGAAGAAAGAATTGTATCCTCAGGATCTTTGGGTCAATGATGAGTATCGTAATAAAGGCATCGCAAAGACAATGTACGATTCGTTAAAGAATGACGGATATGTTATCAATAGAAGTCATGACCAGACTAAAGCAGGCGCCGGCTTCTGGGATAAGCATCGTGGTGAAGATGCTTATGTTTGGGAACAGACAGAGATGATTGACGAGATGCCTCTTCCGGCTGATTGGGATCCTCAGCAAATGCGTCAAGGCGCAACTACATTTAAATCAAGACTACAGTATGCGTTAGATAGAGCAAAGAAACTAGGCACTGGTTCTAGTCGTGTTGCTACTACAATTGAATATCAAGGTCGTCCTACTGTATTGAAGATTGCTAAAAACCAAAAAGGTTTAGCACAAAATAGTGTAGAAGCTGATATTCTTAGCGATGGATACGCAAGTCAATTAGGTATTCTTATTCCATTGATTGACTATGACGAACAGAATCGTGAACCAAGTTGGATTCACACCGAAATAGCACAGAAAGCAAATGAAAAACAATTATGTTCTTTGTTAAAATGTCCTAATCTAAGTTTCTTAGTTAACTTTGCTACTTCTATTACAGGTAAGAAAAGATTTTTAGGGTTACCCCAAGGTTACATTGATAAACTAAAAGAAAGTGGCATGAGTGACGAAGATGTTGAAACATGCACAGACTACGCCAACACATTAGCTGATTTGAATAGCAACTTTGATGTTGAGCTAGGTGATTTTTCTAGGGCCGCAAACTGGGGTTTGTACAATGGCAAGCCAGTAATAGTTGATGTTGGGTTCAACAGCAATGTTTTAAATCAGTATTATAAAAGATGAGAGCCACAGAATTCATAACAGAACTCTTTAAGCCAGGTAAAGATTGGCAATGGGAGTTTCGCGGCAGTGAAGAAGCGTTCGCTAGTTTCAAAGTAGGTGATATTGAATATCTATGGTCAGCTAGTGTACAAAATCAGAATGATCCTACTCAGTGGACATTAACATTTAGACAACGTGGTCAAGATGAGCAAGATAAAATGTTTGGTATGACAGGTACTGGTAATTCATCAGAAGTCATATCAACTGTAGTAGATATCACTAGAGAGTTTTTAAAACAATACGGTGATAAAGTATTAGAAATCAAGTTTTCATCAGCGGGTGATTCACGCACAAGTCTGTATGCTAAGATGGTAAAACGTTTATTGCCTGATTGGGACATGAGCAAAAGAGATGCAGGAGATGAATCTAGATTCCTGTTAATCAACCCAAGAGCGTATGAGTTAGGTGAAGATATGAGTCGCCGAGGCTTCTTGGGTGCGTTAGGTGGTATGGCAGCTGCCGCTGCCGGTGTTGATGCCGAAGCAGGTACAAAGAAGCCCAAAATTAAATCACCTTCGCAACAAACTATTCAACAAGCTAAAAAACTTCAAGCTACTAAGGCAGCTAGTCCTACTAAAGATCCTCAAGCAGAAGCAATGTTATATAGAACTGCCAAAGCTAGTGGAATGAAGGGTAGCGAGTTAGCACAGTTTCTAGCACAAACGAAACATGAATCATGGGATCATAGTAGATTACAAGAGAAACCAGTGGGTGATCCTAACAAATATTTCACTAAGAAATATGATCCAACGTTAGCACCAAAGACTGCTAAGATTCTTGGCAACAAACTTAGAGGCGACGGTGCCAAATATTATGGTAGAGGATTCATACAGTTGACGGGTAGAGATAACTATCAACGAGCTAGTGAAGCACTAGGATTAGACTTGATAAATCGTCCTGACTTAGCGAGTAAACCAGAGATAGCTGCCAAGATCGCAGTATGGTATTGGAACACTAGAGTTAAACCAAAAGTCCAAAATTTCGATGATACTGTGGCAGTGACAAAAACAATCAACAACGCAATGTTTGGTTTAGAAGACCGACTAGCAAATTTTATAGATTATAAAAAGAGAGTAGCATGAAAAAGATTATAACAACATTATTAGTAGCATTATCCGTTACAGCATACGCACAAAAGCAACCACAGGGTGTTACTTATGATGCGAACATATTGAAAGTAAATGACGGTGATACTGTAGTAATTGCGGCACCTTTCTTACCACAACCATTAAAACCACAACTAGCAGTTAGAATATTTGGTGTTGACACCCCTGAGAAAGGCTTTAGAGCTAAATGCCCTAGCGAGGACGCACGTGGACAGGCCGCGACAGAATTCACTAAGAAACTAGTAGGAGCAAGTCAAAAGCGTCAAGTCACACTATACGATTGGGACAAGTTCGGTGGCCGTGTTTTGGGTGACATTATCTTAGATGGTAAAAGTTTAAGACAGCAATTGATTGCTAACGGTTTCGCCCGTGAATACTTCGGTGAAGCAAAACAATCTTGGTGTAACTAATTATACCTTACAACGGTCAGTTAATAAATAAACTTTATGACAACCGACAAAGTAACTAAATTAGGTAATATCATTGGAGCAAACTCTAGTGATGTTACATTGAGCAAAATTAAAGATTTATTTGGTTTATCTCAATGTGAAGATAAACTTATTATACAGAAACCAAATGATGTTTCCACGCTAGCACAATCAGACCTTTCATCATATAACCCCGAAGCCAAGTATCTAGTAATGAGAATTCAAATTGATCTTACTAATTGGGAGATTGGTCATTTCTCTAGCTATGACGATTATCAACACACTAATTGGAAAACAGGGGACGTTACAATATACGATTGGCAATCAACTAGTGTTTGTTCAGCCAATGCTAGTAACAACAACAGAGTCATGTATCAGTTAACTGGAGTAGTAACTGAAAAAACGAACGAATTTATCAACAGATTAAAAAGATTTGGTAGTCATCAGTTGGAGTTGACTGACAATTCTTGGTTCTGAACCCACCTTAGGGCCCGTTGTCGTAACGGTTAGAGCGTAAGCTCAGGCGTCCGCGCAATTGAACTGCACCGCGTAGTGTGCCCCGTATAAAGTAAGCGGGATGATAAATACATAATGCGCTTCAAACAAATATTATCAGAATCAGCAACAAGTGAATTAGCAAACAAATTGCCTTCGCTTGAAAAGCACGACTATAATACAATTGACCAGCTTATGCGTAAAATAGCAGGTAAGCATAAAATTACCGGAAAAGCATTACATGACTTGTTTGTTAAAAAGTTTGGTGATACTCCTGATAGTTGGATTAAAAACAAACTAGACGAAGCGCCAGAAGATTCAGATTTACACAAAGAAGTAGAACAATTTACGCAATGGGCTGCCAAAAAGTTAAATGTTAAAAAAATTCCTAAATTTGATTTAAGTACTGACACCCGTGATGCTCAAGACAATCATCATACCGGTAGTCATCAGATGGGCGGAGATACTGTTTGGGTGTATGTCAAGAACCGTAATTTAGTAGACATTCTACGAACCGTATTCCATGAATTAGTTCATGTACGTCAAGATGAATTGGGAATGATTGAACCGGGCGACAGTTATCCCGGTAGCCCAATCGAAGCAATGGCAGACATGTTAGCTGGAAAGTATATTAAAATATACGGTGAAGCTAACCATCACATCTTTCAATAATAATTAATCTATGCTATACTGCGTAGATGATTAAACTTCTAGTACCTTTACCCAAAAAACTTACTATCGCATGTAGCGGTGGTGTGGATAGTATGGCAGTTGTTGACTTTCTGAAAAGGAAGCATGATGTAACTCTTGCGTATTTTAATCACGGTACCAGTCATGGTGAACACGCAATGGAGTTTGTTGCCGAGTATGCCAACGACAATGATATGACTGTTATGTTTGGGTACTGCCGCAGTGAAAAATCCAAAGAAGAATCACAAGAAGAATACTGGCGCAGAGAACGCTACGACTTCCTAAAAGGTTGTGGTCCCGTTATTACATGTCATCATTTGGATGATTGTGTGGAAACATTTATCTGGTCTAGTCTTCACGGCACACCCAAAGTCATCCCATTGACTCGCAACAACGTATTGCGTCCGTTCTTAACTACACGTAAGGACGAGTTTAAATCTTGGTGCTTGCGTCACGAAGTACCCTGGATTGAAGACAGTTCCAATCAAGATACCAAATACATGCGTAACTATGTACGCAATGTGATGATGCCACAAGCATTACACGTTAACCCAGGTCTACACACTTTGGTAAAGAAAATCGTTGAAAGTAAGCAAAATAGTTGACTTTCTTACACAGACGATTTATACTAACTATATATCTATTTAAGGAGAACCTATGTCAGATTACAACCGCACATTCAATAACGAAGCTAAAATTAAATTAACTCAATTAGTCAATGAAGGTATGACAACATTACACGAGATTGACGCACTTAATGGTGGTCTAAACGATACCATTAAGGCTGTAGCAGAGGAATTAGAAATTAAGGCTTCTACACTAAAGAAAGCAATTAAGATTGCGCACAAAGCAAGTCTCGGTCAGACTAACAAAGACCATGATGAATTGAACACAATTCTAGAAACAGTAGGAAAAACCCTTTAATGTCATATGTTGACGCAATACACAGTAGAGATGAGGATCGCATTTTCGTTGTAGAACGTGATGCGAACGGTAAGCGCCAATATAAAGAATTCTCTACTAATTACGTATTCTACTATCCAGATGCGAAGGGTAAGCAACGTAGTATCTTTAACGAACCTGTAAGTCGTTTTAGTACACGTAAGCGTACAGAGTTCGAAAAAGAAAAGCGAATTCATAGTGGTAAAAAACTATATGAGAGTGACGTTAACGTAGTGTTCCGTTGCTTGAGTGAAAACTACTTAGGTGTTGAACCTCCTAAACTTCACACTTGCTTCTTTGACATTGAGGTAGACTTTGATCCTGTTAAGGGCTTTAGTCCTACGTCAGATCCATTCAACCCTGTTACAGCTATCAGTTGTTATCTTGACTGGATGGATACTTGTTTCACATTAGTCATTGCTCCCAAGCACATGACCAAAGAAACAGCAAAAGAAATCATCGGTGAGTTTGAGAACACACTTCTTTTCGACAATGAAAAGGAAATGTTTGATGTATTCTTTCAACTAATCGAAGATGCTGACGTACTAACTGGTTGGAACTCAGAGGGCTATGACATACCCTACATGGTCAATCGTGTTACACGTGTAATGAGTAAGGATGATACTCGCAAGTTTTGCTTGATGGGTCAACTTCCTAAGCCAAGAGAGTACGAACGATTCGGTAAGACAGAAACAACATACGACTTGATTGGTCGTATTCACCTCGACTACTTGCAACTTTACAAAAAGTATAACTATGAATCTCGTCATAGTTACAAACTTGATGCTATCGGTGAGATGGAAGTCGGTGAGAACAAAACTCAGTATGAAGGTACTCTTGACCAATTGTATAACAAAGACTTTAAAAAGTTTATTGAATACAACAGACAAGATACTATGTTGTTGGTCAAGATCCACAACAAGTTGAAATTCCTTGATCTAGCGAATGCGCTAGCACACGAGAATACAGTGTTACTGCCCACTGTTATGGGTTCAGTTGCTATGATTGAAATGGCAATCATGAACGAAGCCCATGAAAGAGGCATGGTAGTTCCTGATAAAAAACGAAAGACTGATAATGATGATGAAATCCAACAAGCGGCAGGTGCCTATGTTGCTACTCCCAAAAGAGGCTTACACGAATGGGTCGGTGCGGTGGACATCAACTCACTCTACCCCTCAGCAATCAGAGCACTCAACATGGCACCGGAGACCATTGTTGCTCAGGTCAGACAGACCCTCACAGACCAGTACATGAAAGAGAAGGGTGCTAAACTCGCCCGTGAAAAGAAGTACTATAAAGAAGGTGACGATGATGTGACCGGCGCCATTCTATGGGAAGGTTTGTTTGGTGCGTTAGAGTACACAGCAATCATGAACCAAGAACGTGGCACTATCTTAACTGTTGACTATGAAGATGGTCGAAGTGTAGAAATGTCTGCGGCAGAAATCTGGAAATTAGTATTTGATAGTCACAAGCCATGGATGCTAAGTGCGAACGGTACAATCTTTACGTATGAGAAAGAGGGTGTGATTCCCGGTCTACTCACACGTTGGTACAGTGAACGTAAGAGTATTCAGAAAGAAGCAAAAGCCGCGTATGGTACAGACATGTACGAATACTATGATAAGCGACAACTTGTTAGAAAGATTTTGCTTAACTCTGCGTATGGCGCACTATTGAATGAACACTGCCGTTTCTATGATAAGCGTATTGGTCAATCGGTAACTCTATCAGGTCGTCAGATTGTCAAACATATGATGAGTGTTATTAACGAAACAGTTGAGGGTGTATATTCACACGAAGGAAACGCAATTGTTTATGGTGATACTGACTCATGCTATTTTACTGCCTACACAACACTTAAAAAGCAAATTGAAGATGGTGAGCTAGAATGGGATAAAGAAACTTGTATTGGTTTATATGATGGAATCGCGGATCAAGCGAACCAATCATTCCCTGCATTCTTAGAACGTGCGTTCCATGCTCCTCGCAAGAATGGTGAGATTATCAAAGCTGGTCGTGAACTGATTGGTGATCGTAGTATCTTCATCACTAAAAAGCGTTATGCTATCAACATATTTGACAAAGAAGGTAAGCGTAAAGACAAAGACGGGCAACTAGGTGATATCAAAGCTATGGGTCTTGACTTGAAACGTGCTGATACTCCTAAATACGTACAAGAGTTCTTAATGGACGTATTGGGTATGGTTCTTCAACATGGTAAACAGCGTGAAGATATCATTGAACGTGTGAAAGAGTTCAAGCGTGTCATGGTAGCACAAGACAGTTGGACTAAAGGGTCTCCTAAGTCAGTTAATAACTTGACTAAGCACACTATTGCGTTTGAAAAGACTGGTAAGTGTGGTGTTGGACATGCTAGAGCCGCAATCAATTGGAACTATCTACGTAGAATGAACAGTGACAACTATTCAATGCAGATCGTAGATGGTATGAAAATTGTAGTGTGTAAGTTGAAGCCTAACCCATTAGGATTCAATAGTATCGCATACCCAGTAGATGAACTTAGGCTACCGCAGTGGTTCAAAGAATTACCATTCGATGATGCTGAAATGGAAAAGACATTAGTTGACGAAAAAATCGACAACTTATTGGGTGTACTTGATTGGGATATCAAGAGCAACATTGATGTTAAATCTACATTTGACGATTTGTTCTCATTTGGTTAAACTGGTGTTGACTTTCGCAATAAAACCCATCATAATACACACTATAGATTCCTAAATATGATAAAGCAACAAACTTTTGTAAGAGAACACACAACTCCTATTAAATGGATTGTCAGGAAGAATGCTATTCCTCTTGAATTGTGTAATCTTGCTATTGATTATGCCATAGGAAACGAGTCCGGCTTTCATCGTGTTAACAATAGAACACCCAAACATTGGGACATTCGTTGTGACACATGTAGGGTATCATTGACTTCAGAGGTCAATACTGAATTATCCAAAGTAATTCTACCTATATGGGAGCAAGCTATCAGTTTCTATGGTATGGAAACAACACATATTGAAGAATACGAAATTAAACGATATAATATAGGAGACTATGTTACAGAGCACGTTGACCAGTTTTACGGCACAATGGGTAACACTGAACGTAAATTGACGATGCTCATTCAGTTGAACGACGGTTATGAAGGTGGTGACTTAATGGTTGCTAAAAATTCAATGCCCAAGCCAGCTGGAACAGTTATAGTGATACCTTCGTTTTATATACACGAAGTATTACCGATAACAAAAGGAGAACGCTGGTCACTAAACTGCTGGGCATGGGGCCCTCTATGGAAATAACTACTAAGGAAAAACATGAAAGACAATCTTAAAGACTTAATCGAACACACATATGGTTTAGGTAACATCGACCTAATCAAAATTACAGGTACTGACAAAGAAACTCAAATCAATGCTATCGCAGATGACAAGAGCGTTATTGTAAGCGGCACATTCAAAGCACCTATTGCTGACTTCATTGGTACATTTGGTATGCCTAACTTAGGTAAATTAAAAACTATTATTGGTTTTGAAGAATACGACAATGAAAGTAAAATCAACGTCACTACACAAACTAACGGCGGCGTAACTTCTCCCTCTGCTATTCACTTTGAAACAAAAGGTGGCGACTTCATCAACGACTATCGCTTAATGAGCAAAACAATTGTTGAAGAAAAAGTCAAGAGCGTTACATTCAAAGGAGCCGCTTGGGGTGTTGAGTTCGACCCTACTGTAGCAGGTATCTTGCGTTTGAAAAAGCAAAGCCAAGCTAACAGTGAAGAAAAGAACTTTACTATTAAAACTGAAAATGGCGACTTGAAGATTTATTTCGGTGACCCTTCAACTCACAGCGGTAACTTTGTGTTTCATACAGGTGTTACTGGCGCACTAAACAAGACATGGATGTGGCCCGTTAAAGAGTTTTTGAGTATCATGGACTTGGTTGGTGACAAGACTGTTCGCATTAGTGATGCTGGTGCCGCCGAAGTCACTGTCGATAGTGGCACTGCTACATATCGTTATCTACTCCCTGCTCAGGCAAAATGATTGATTACGTAATTGGTGGCGAGTACCTAAATGTTACTAGTAACAAAGGTGCTCAGCCTTATATCAACATGTCTAGTAGTCAGCCTATGATAGGAGCATTGTCATACGACCATAACAGTCAACAGATGAAAGTCTATGACGGTAATGGTTGGATGACTATTGGTGGTGGTAGTGCTACTGTCAATTTGAATCCAAATGCTATCTCTGCGCTTCAATGGGTAGAACGAAAAATGCGAGAAGAACAAGAACGAAATCGACTTGCTGAAACCAATCCGGCTATTAAAGATTTACTTGACCAAATTAAAGAAAAAGAAGAACAACTTAAAATGGTCATGACTCTAATAAATAGCCCCGGTGACAATGAAATCAAACCTTCAATGGTACCTTAATGACACAAGATAACTTATCACAAAAACAAAATCCAGAATGGGCGTTGTTCTTACCAGCAGTGTCAAGTTTTTACATTAGCGGCTTGGGTAAACAACGTAAGGGTGAACCTTACTTTGACCAAAATCGCATACCTGCAGGATTTAACAATGATGTTGAAAAACTAAACTTTCTAAATAGCAAAGAAGGTCTGTATTACTACAAGTGGGGTTTGTACTCTGCTGGGCACGCCAACTTAGATACAACAGTTGACGATCCTAGCGAAAGTATCATACGTGAACGTGAAGAGGGCACGTTCATGTTGGGTGACAGTGGTGGTTTCCAGATTCTAAAATGTCAGTGGCCTGCTGATTGGAAAGATCCTAATTGTCCTCGTGCTATGAAAAAGCGTCAACAAGTGTTGACATGGATGGATACGTACATGGACTATGGTATGTGTTTAGATATACCATCACAATCCTTGACTACCTTTCATATCAAAGATCCTAAGACAGTTGAAAAAGATAAAGACGGAAAAGTTATCCCTGGCTCAGGTATATCAGCACACGGTATCAGCACGATTGAAGAAGCTATTACAGCTACCCATATTAACAACGAGTACTTTGTTAAGAATCGTTCGGGTAAATGTAAGTTCTTAAATGTTCTTCAAGGTCGTAATCATACTCAATCTAATGATTGGTATGCCGAAATGAAGAAATACTGTGATCCAAATGTCTATCCAGACAATCACTTTAATGGTTGGGCATTCGGGGGTCAGAACAAGATTGACATTCACTTGATGCTAACCCGTTTAGTTGATATCATCCATGATGGTTTACTACAAGAAGGCAAGCATGATTTGATTCACTGTTTGGGTACTAGTATCTTAGAATATGCCGTATTGTTTACTGACATTCAGAAAGCAATTCGCAAACATCACAATCCAAAACTAGTTATCACGTTTGACTGTGCTAGTCCATTCTACAGTGCGGCTAAGGGCCTTGCTTATTTCAATACAACTATTGAGCATAACAAGAAATGGTCTTATCAAATGGAAAAGACTGTTGACGGTAAACAATATGGTGTGCCTCAATTAGGTCAACCTGGTGGTGACCAACGTAAGTTTCGTGATGCTGTATTAGCAGATGGTTTCCATAAGACATTTACAGATAGTCCAGTTACTGATAAACTACTACTTAGGGACGTGTGCTATCGAGGCCAGGGCTTCTTGGGTGCACATCAAAAAGAAACTAAAACCAGTTGGGATACGTTGAGTTACACATTGATTCAGTCGCATAATGTTTGGATGCACATGAATGCTGTTCAAGAGGCTAATCGCCAGTATGAACAAGGTGTTGTGCCCAAGATGATTATGCACAAGTTCGAAGGTGGACAATTCTTTGCTAACTTGGTAGATGAAATCTTTAGTAAGAAAACTAAACAAGAAGCTATCGATTTAATTAACTATCACAGTAGCTATTGGCTACAGTTTCAATCAGGCAGTCAAGGAATCAGCGGTAAGAAAACTATCAATGCTATGACAATGTTTGACCAATTATTTGAAGTAGCTGGTGAACCCGAAGTTGATGAAGCCATCGAAGATAGTGATGACGCAATGGCAGAAATATTAGGAGAATAATATGCCGTATACTAGTAGAATTAGAACTCTGGAAGAATCATATAGATTAGTAGAGAATCAATTGTTCCAATTAGAGAAGTCAGGTAGCACAGATTCTGATAAAATGACACAATTGCGTGAAGCAAAAGAAAAGTACCTTAATGAACTACGTCACATGCGTAGGGCACAATGGGATAATGACCACGAAACTGTTGACCTTGGAGATGATAGATGAACGAGCAACATGAACAAGCACTTGCTGAACAACGAGCAAGAATTAAAGACAAAGCCAAACGAATGATCTGGGTAACCTTCAACAAAGAAGGTATCCATCGCTACCCGGCTGCAAGTACCGACCCGAAACTCGCATCGGGTGACGAGTATGATGTTAGCTTCTTGGGTATGCCACACAGACATATCTTCCACTTTACAGTGGGGATTCAAGTATTTCATAATGACCGTGATATTGAATTCATCCAGTTTAAACGCTGGCTTGAGAACCTTTACAAAGAAGGTACTCTGGAACTCAATTTCAAGTCATGTGAAATGATTAGCGATGACCTTTATGAACAAATCGCTAGTCGCTATACAGGGCGTGACGTTGAAATCACTGTTTCCGAAGACAATGAAAACGGCGCTACAATCTGTTATAATACAACTCAACCTTATCAATCACTCGCTATTTAAAAGGAAATATTAAAATGGCAAAACCAAAACTCTCCGGTACTTTCAGCACTGAGAATCGCATTTTTGATGACTTGGAAAAGTATCTAGAATTCTGTCAAGACTTCGGATACAAATATGACGAATCAACACTATACGACATGCGTAGTTTCGTATTCCGTCAATATCAAAAACATGCCTCAGGCAAACAAGCTAAGTACTGCTGGGAAGAAGCAATTATTCGATGAAAATAGTAATTGTCACTGGTGGGTTCGACCCACTACACAGCGGACACATTGAATATTTCAAGGCCGCACGACAACTCGGTGATATGTTAATCATCGGGTTGAACAGTGACGAATGGTTGACTCGTAAAAAAGGTCAACCTTTTATGCCTTTCACTGAACGCTTGTCAATTGTCCGTAATTTAAATATGGTAGATTGGGTTATCGATTTTGATGACTCTGACAATAGCGCAATATGTGCGATTCAGAAAGTAAAAGAACGATACCCTAACGACAATATTATTTTTGCCAACGGCGGAGACCGTACCAAAGACAATATACCTGAAATGATTTTTGAAGATGTAGATTTCATGTTTGGGGTAGGTGGAAATGACAAAATGAATTCAAGTAGCTGGATTCTACATGAATGGAAAAACCCGAAAACCGTGAGGTCATGGGGTTATTATCGTATACTACATGATGTACAGGGCTGTAAGGTTAAAGAATTGACTGTAGATCCGGGGAAAAGTTTAAGCATGCAACGACACAAACAACGCAATGAATATTGGTTAGTTAGTGAGGGTAAATGTGATGTGTTATCAATGATGAACAACGGATACAAATTACCAACACAAACATTAACACAGCACAACTCATATAAAATTCCTGCAGGTGATTGGCATCAGCTAAGTAATCCATATAGCGAACCGTGTAGAATTGTAGAAATTCAATATGGTGAGTTATGTGTAGAAGAAGATATAGAAAGAAAAGATGCGTAAATTATATTACATGGGCCTAGAACCCTACAAAGCACGTTACACCCTTCAACTAACAGAGTGGAATGAACGTGTATTTAAACTACGAGGCATCAATTATGAAATCGTGCCCGGAGATACTCTTTCAACTGACCAGCAAATCGTAACAGGTCAAGTGCTTGATGCGCACGGCCGTAGTTATTTTGGTATGAGTCAGTTGATGAACTTAGTTAAATTGATGAAGGAAGGTAAGGTAACCAGTGAAGATGTTATCTACTTTGAAGACATGTTCCAGCCGGGCTTTGAAGCGTTGCCTTATATTCTTAATCAAGTGCCCGAGACACATCGTCCAAAACTCTTTGCTCGTTGCCTCGCGCAGTCTATCGATCCTGACGATTTTGTCCATGTCTGGGGAATGTCGCGGTGGATGGGCCTCTACGAGAAAATGGTTTGTGAGGCAGTACGTGACAGTGGCGGTGCAATCCTTGCGACTAATGAAGAAATGGTCATGAATATGAAGATCGCAGGCTGGGAAGCCCCGATCTACAATATCAGTGGTTTAGCATTCGGTAAAGATGAAGTACAGAGTCGTGTAGGTACTATCAAACCATTCAGTGAACGCAAACATCGTGTTGTTTTTTCAGCACGTTGGGATCAAGAGAAGCAACCAGACTTCTACATGGATATTATTGAAGCATATTTCAAACGTCATCCTGTCAGTGCTGTTGAATTTTGTGTCTGCGCTGGCAGTAAATTAAAGTCTAACAATGACAGCTATATGGAACGTACCCGTACCTTACAATCTATCGGATTGCTTAAAGTTTATGAGGATCTAGAAAAGAATGCTTATTATAATATTGTCAACGATAGCCGTGTTGTATTTAATTGTGCGTTACAAGACTGGGTCTCGAATACTGTCTCGGAAGCTGATGCTCTTGGTTGTAACGTCCTATATCCTGCTTATCGTAGTTTCCCTGAAACTTTTGCCAACGATGCCACTAGAATGTACATACCTTGGTCTATCGAGGATGCCCTTGATAAGCTGGAACGGTTGCTAAAGAAACCCAGTGAATACATGGGAGCAATATCAGATTATAACAATGGTACGATTGATCGTATCGTTGATATACTAGAAGGCGGTGGACAGAGTATGTTGAGAATGTCTACCGATTACAGAAAACATACCCGCGAATCAAAATATTAAGGAGAAAATTATGAGCGCACATGACGATATCAAAACACAATTGGCAGCATACGAAGCCGAAAATGACAAGTTCGTTAAAGGTAATGCGGCAGCAGGCACACGTGCCCGCAAAGCATTAGCAGAACTAGCTAAAGCGGTTAAAGCACGCCGTAATGAAATTACAGCAGAAAAAGCTGCACGTGCTGAAGAAAAAGCAAAGGCTAAGTAATCATGGCAACCCGCAAAACTAAAAAAGTTGCGGGTCCCTCTGTAGTTAAAGGGACCCATCTAACAGTCACAACTGACGAAAATGGTAAAACAACACTAGAGTGGGATGACGAACAACTGTTGAAAGAAGTTCGTGAAGCCATTGCTAGCGTGACAGAGGCACCCGTAAAAAAGTCTCGAAAAAAGAAGTCAGCATAAATAAGTATGTCACACAACGGTGACAACAATACAAAACTCATATCCGCGTAAGGAAGGATTCTATATGTCATATAACAAAACAAAAACCGACCCCGAATTAGGTCAACAAGTTCACGAACATCTGGTTAAGATGGGTGTTGAAACTCCAATAAAAAAACGTAATCTAGATCGAAAAGAACAGATTGATATCATTGAAGGTAACTTTGCTGAAATCATGCGAGTTTTAGGGTTAGATTTAACTGATGACAGTCTTATTGATACGCCAAAACGTGTTGCTAAGATGTATGTCAATGAAATTTTCTGGGGTTTAGATTATGAAGCATTTCCAAAGTGTACCACCGTTGACAATAAAATGCACTACAACGAAATGGTCGTTGAGCGTAACGTGTCAGTACAAAGTAATTGCGAACATCATTTTGTTGTTATCGACGGCTTGGCTACTGTTGCTTATGTTCCTAAGCAAAAGGTACTTGGTCTGTCAAAAATCAACCGCATTGTTGAATATTTCAGTAAACGGCCTCAAATACAAGAGCGACTTACTGAACAAATCTTCCATACCCTACAATATATACTTGAGACTGAAGATGTAGCAGTTATGATTGACGCACAGCACTATTGTGTAAAATCACGTGGTGTAGAAGATACAGGTTCAAGTACAGTTACTTGTCGCTTAGGTGGCGGATTCAAGACTGACCCTGCGGCACGTGCCGAATTCTTACAGATTGCTAACAAGGGTAAGTAATGATTACCGAACACTTTAAAAAACAAATAGAAGCAGGCACTGAAATCTTCTTCTATGGATTAGAAAGAACACCTGAACAAGAAGGCGGTATCGTTGCCAGCATTATGAGACACAAAGGATCATTGGATAGTTTCCCCACTAATCTAGAGTTTGTTAGGATGATGACTGAAAATACTCCGTTGTTTAAGGAAGTAGCATGATAAACCTACTAATAATTTTAGTCGTTGTCGCAATCGCTGTGTCAATCGTTCGTAGATTACCCGGTGGATGTCAGCGTGATTGCAATCAGGGGCGTAACTGTGACTGCCAAGACAAGCGTTGAACTTATTCAAGAAGCCGCAGAACGGATCAGAAATGATCCTGTAAAGCTCAAAGAGTTCATGCGTAAGGTCATGGGCCCTCCCAAACGAGTACTAGAAGGTGCCGAGCGTGAGCATATGCTTACTGTGTTCAAACTCATCGAACCAGTACGCACAACAAACAATCAAAGGTCATTCACTGATGAATATGTACATGCCGGAAAGATGTATGATGTTCATTATTTTGAAGGTGAAACAGTAGTAGAGGAATATTTAGATGAGGAATCTTAAATTAGTTGACGCAGTAATCGCACTGCATGAGATTCGTAGAACAGTAGAAGAAGAATGCGGTAAGTGTAGACTAAGCATAGAGATTGAACGCATCGCAGATCAGTTACATCAAATGTCTATTCAAGATGCCAAGAACGTTGTAGTTGTTAAAGACATTATCAACAAGGCAAAAGAATGATATTCAACCATGTTAAAAAACTTAAACAAGAAGGCAAGCGTATTGGAATCACGTTTAGCACATTTGACTTGCTACATGCGGGACATATTGCTATGCTTAGTGAGGCAAGAAACCACTGTGACTACCTCATATGCGGTCTTCAAACAGACCCCACTATCGATAGGCCAGAGACTAAGAATAAACCGATACAAAGTATTGTCGAACGTCAGATACAACTGGCGGCTTGCCGTTATGTTGATGAAGTTGTTGTGTACAGTACCGAACAAGACTTGGTTGACCTCTTACTTATTCTCCCGGTCGATGTTAGAATTCTCGGCGTCGAATATGCTGACAAAAATTTCACCGGCAAAAGTGAGTGCGACCTCAGAGGGATCGACATTGTATACAACGGTAGAGATCACTCCTTTAGTTCCAGTAGCTTACGTAAACGTGTCTATGATAGTGAGTCCAACAAAAGAGGACAACAATGAGTAATTTTTACGATTCATTCATGAGTAAATTCGGTGTCAAACATGTCAGGACATTGCGAGACCGTGATTACCGAACGATCAATTACGGTACTTATAATCAAACTGCTAGTTACTATGCTGACCGTGACGAACTAATTGAAATGGAACTCACACGCACTGGTTTTGAAAATTTAGTAAATCTAGACCACGAGACTGAAAAGGTATGGCAAGACCAGCGTGATGAAGCATACTTGCGTAGAACATACCCTGCAGTAGCAGAAGCGTATAGTAAATATAAAATGCTTTTGGAACTATATAAGTAAAATTTGGTAAATAGATATAGCGGTCTCGGCGTCATCCCGCTTGAAAAATTCTGCCGCCTATGCTACAATTAACATAGGAGAAAATATGCATAATCCAATTACATACAAATATACAAGTACTAAAGAGTACCATGACGCATTCCCATGCGCTTATCGTCAGTGGCGTGCTGACAGTCATTGTAATACTATTCACGGTTATAGTTTCAGTATGAAATTCTATTTCGGTACAAACGATTTAGACGTTCGTAACTGGGCAGCCGATTACGGTGGGTTGAAAGAACTGAAAAAGATTCTTGAGGATCAGTTTGACCACACATTGTTAGTAGCACAAGATGACCCTGAACTTGAAACATTCAAACTGTTACAAGAAAAGAAGATGGCTAAACTAACTATTTTGCCTCGCTTAGGTTGCGAAAGTCTTGCTGATATGCTTTACAAATATGTCAATGGTGTTTACATCCCTGATATGTGGGGTGAAGGTGAAGCAAAGCGTCTATGGTGCTATCGTGTTGAAGTACGTGAGACACAGAGCAACATGGCTTTCCGTGAAGGTCACCGAGAATGGAATGAGGACTTGTTTACATGAACAAACTAACATATGATGAATGGCTTGAAAAATGCGGTGGGAAGTTGAAAGATAATCAATTTCAGACCGCGCAAGAAATGATATCCGATTTTCAGAAATTTCACAGACTATCTTTACAAGACGAAATTGATATGATAAATCAATCAGAATATCAGTTATATCTACAGCGAGTTGATGCAGGAGTTGAAGAATGACAAAAACTGTAGCAGTCATCGGTGCCGGTATTACCGGTATCACTACAGCATATTACCTTGCTAAAAAAGGTTATAGTGTAACTGTCTACGAACAAGAACCACATGCGGCAATGCGTACTAGCTTTGCCAATGGTGGACAAATATCAGTTAGTAACAGTGAAGTCTGGACTACATGGAGTAACGTCAAGAAGGGCATCAAGTGGCTCTTTAAGAAAGATGCTCCGTTGTTGATTCGTCCTCGTTTAGATTATCGTCAATGGAAGTGGATCGCAAAGTTTCTATACAATACTGCTACAAATCAGTATGAAAAGAACACTAGCGAAACAATTAAGATGGGTCTAGAATCTAGTAAGTTGTACAAAGAAATTATGTACACAGAAAAACTAAGTTTTGACCAATCACCTTCAGGTATTCTTCACTTCTACAAAGATAAACAATACTTTGAAGCCGCAAAACAAGCACAATACATCTATCGTAAGAACGGTTGTGAGTGGGATATAGTTGACACACAACGAGTTAAGGAGTTAGATAGTACACTAGAAAATGTTGAGGGTATCGTAGGTGGTGCGTGGACATTGGGTGATTGGACTGGTGACATTCATAAGTTTTGTATAGACCTTGAGCGTGTGTTGAAGAAGAAATACGGAGTAACTTTTATTTACAATTCAGTAACTACTAAAGATACAATGCTACAATTAGTCAATTTGTATGATGCTGTAGTTGTATGTGCAGGTGTAGGTAGTGTTGACATTGCTAACAGTGTAGGTGATACGTTAGACATTTACCCAGTCAAAGGTTACAGTATTACTATCAATAACGTAGATAAGAAACATTTGCCTGTCGTTAGTTTGTTAGATGACCAAGCAAAGATTGTTACTGCAAGTTTAGGTAATCGTTTCCGTGTTGCAGGTACTGCTGAACTAGCAGGTGAGAACTATGATATCCGTCATGATAGAGTCAAGCCATTGCTAGATTGGGTAAGAACTAATTTCCCTAATATGGATACTAGTGATTACAGTAGTTGGGCATGTCTCAGGCCAATGACTCCGAACATGATGCCTATTACCAAACGTAGTGACAAGAATGATAAAGTGTACTATAATACAGGACATGGTCACTTAGGTTGGACATTAGGTCCAGTAACAGCAAAACAAATTGCGGAAATGATATGAGTCAAATAAAAATTTCAGAATTATTCTATTCAATTCAAGGTGAAGGTAAATTCATGGGAGTCCCGAGTGTGTTTTTACGCACGTTCGGGTGTAACTTTGAATGTAATGGCTTTGGGTTGTCTAAAGGTGAAAAGAGTACAGAGAGAGATACAATTGCGATTAAAGCAGAAACTTATACAGATTATAAATCCTTACCGCTTGTCAGCACGGGATGTGATAGTTATGCATCTTGGGACCCTCGTTTCAAACATCTTAGTCCTGTGCTCGATTCCGATACTATTGCTAACAGCATTGTTGATACACTTCCTCGAGGTCGTTGGATGGATGAGCACTTGGTTATCACGGGCGGCGAACCGCTTCTCGGATGGCAAAGAGCGTATCCTGACTTACTTTCGCACGATAAGATGAAATCATTGAAGGAGATGACGTTTGAGACAAACGGCACTCAACATATAAGTGAGGACTTCACTAAGTATCTACGTGAATGGCAACGTAATCGTGCTAAAGATGCGATTACATTCAGTGTAAGTCCTAAACTCAGTATCAGCGGTGAAAAGTGGGAAGATGCTATCTGTCCCGAAGTTATCGCACAATACAAGGTTCATGGTTTCGTATATCTCAAATTTGTTGTAGCAACTAAAGAAGATGTGAAAGAAGCTGAACAAGCAGTAGATGAGTATCGCAAGAAAGGTTTTACTGGTCCTGTATACTTGATGCCATGCGGTGGCGTTGAATCTATCTATAGTTTGAATGCACGTAACGTAGCAATTGAAGCGATGAACCGAGGTTGGCGCTATAGTGATAGACTACAAGTGCCGTTGTTTAAGAATGAATGGGGTACATGATGACACAAGTAGTAATTACACGAACACAATATGAACGACTACGTGAAGTATTTGAAATGTACGACAGCGTAGATCGTATAGTTTGGAAGCAGGAATCAGTAAGTGGGATTGGTCCTAATGTTACTATTGAGTTTGATCCAAAAGAAACAGTCAAATTAGATATCACTGATGTGGAGAGTTGGTAATGGAAGACGGACCTCAAACATATGATCCATTCAAGCATAGATGTATTGGCACTGAATACAAGTTTACTTGGTTACCGCAGACGTGCCACATCACCGGAAAAAAGTTGTGGCTAAAACATGCGTATAGACAAACAGCAATGATTGTGGGCCCTGGAGACTCTATATTTGATTTTCGATGGTACCAAAAGGATGCGTTCTTGATAGCAAGATTAAAAGGTATAGTATGAAATTGTATAGTAAACGAATCGCATTTTTAATCAGTGACCAGCATTTTATTCCGCATGGTGGCATCGGTAGTTTCTGTAAGAGTTTTACAGAAATGTCTAGTAGACTAAACTGGAAAGTTGATATTATACTTGACAAAGCTCCAAACAATGACAGGTTTAAAGATTTAATTGAAGAAGCTGGTGCCAATATCATATGGCCTTTAGAACCACTGCGATACAACAATCACACCGCAACATTTGCGTTTAGTGACACTATCAACTTTGAAAAGATTATCAACTTCCGTACAGCATTGTTGGAAGCATTTGAAGAAAATGTATACGACATGATTGTGTGTAACACACAAGAAGCAATGACAGCGGCATATGCTATGACAGTCAACAAGTATATTCCTGTTGTGTTCTATACACATTTACATTCAATGATTTTCCGCGACAGTCAAGGTAGCGATGTGTTTTTAGACAGTTATCATAACTTCTATAACAAGCACATGGAATTCACTGATATCATCATTGGTACACAGAGTCAAAAGAACATCGATGAATTAACAAAATACGGAGCAACTAATTGTCAGTTGCTTCCCATGCCCATGAGCGAACGCGGGTTGCTCACTGAGAGTGGATTGACTAGTAAAGGCGTATTATTCATCGGCCGCTGGGAAGAAGGCAAGAACCCAGAAGCATACATTCGTGCTATGAAAGAATGCCAGTTGCCCTGTAAAGTAATGACTAATAGTAACGGTGCTAAGAAATTTGAGAAGGCATTTGCTGAGGCAGGTATCACTGACTACGAAATTCGTGCAGGCATTACCGGACAAGAGAAAGTAAATTTCATTCATAGTGCTAGCGTGTTCTTTATGCCCAGCTTGCGTGAGAACTATCCTTTCGCATTCTTAGAATGCTTGGGTCATATGCCTTGCGTAGTTTTAGATTCACAAGATTGGTCAGACAACTTTGATAGCAAGTATTTTCACAAAGTCAATATCAAAGATGCCGGTAACAAAATCAAAGAACTGTATGGGTCAGCGCAAGTCAATGGTGCGTTAGACTATGTAAAACAACTTGACTATCAGGTAGCTTTCAAATGGAATAAGTTCTTAGATGATTTTGTAGGGAAACGTAGTAATACTAATGCCGCTAAGATTAACACATTTGAAACAGTCAAGTATCGTGACTATATTAAAGATTTAGAGCGAAAACATCTAGCACGTGAAGATTTTGAATCTGTGCTATCAAACAAATATAAGTTTACTACTGTTTGGTACACTGATACAGATACCTATCTTAGCAAAGATCCAACTTATAAACCAGTAGAGGAAGAAACAGGATTGAGCCTGTTCGAGGGACTATGAAAAAAATCTTAATTACAGGAAACAGCGGATACATCGGTAGTCATTTGACTAAGATGTTAAAAGATGAATATATTATTCATGGCATGGATATGAATCAACCACAGATTCAACCAGTTACTCATCATTATAATGACATTCGCAAGCCTATTGATATAGCAGAAGAATATGATTGTGTCATTCATTTGGCTGCTTTAGTTAATGTAGGTGAAAGTGAACAGATCCCTATTCAATACTACATTACTAATTTAAATGGTACAATGAATGTATTGAACAAGATCAAGACTAAGAATTTTGTCTTTGCGAGTACAGGTGCCGCAGTAGGTTGTGAAAGTGCTTATGGTATTAGTAAACGTGCCGCCGAAGATGTAGTATGTGAATATTGTACCGCGCACAATCCAAAAGACTATACAATCTTTAGGTTCTACAATGTGATTGGTAGTGATGGATTCGCTCCAACTAATCCCGATGGATTAATGTATAACTTATTGAAAGCTAAAGAATCAGGTGAGTTTACTATCTTTGGTAAAGACTATGATGTAAGTCCTGACGGAACATGTATTCGTGATTATGTTCACGTAAATGAGATTTGTGATGCTTTAAAGCAAGCGATTGAAAAGCCAAGTTACAAGGTAGAATCATTGGGACATGGTGTAGGTTATACTGTTCGTGAGATTGTTAGTATGTTTCAGAACGTAAATGATACAGACTTTGATGTAAAATACGGCCCAAGAAGAAAGGGCGACCTTGCTAGTAGTGTACTAGAAGATGTGTCGCCCTATATGCGTAACTTGTATACGATGGAACAGTTGTTAAAAGTTTAACTTCCCCAACCTGCGAAGAACGGATCACTGATAACAATCTCTCCGTCACTTCCTAACATGAAGTTACCACTGTGTAGGTCTAGATTTCCTAGACCTATTTTTCTAGCTACTTTCTTCAAGTCAGTGATTGTATCCCATAGTTTATTGAAACCATCTTCACCAACTAGTGTCATAAGTTTATTGAAGTTGTCTGTGTTTTGCTGACCCCAACTCCTATTCTCATAGCCCTTCATGAAGTCTTGTTTTTGTTTTGGGCTATTACCGCGCTCTGCTTTATCAGCAAGATGTGATAACACATAATTCATGCCACTAGCACCTTTTGTGAAAGGGAACAATCTTTCCATCTTAATTTGTAGATAAGGTTTTCCCTTATAGTGGAATAGATTCCAGTCACTAAACTGAGGCAAGAAAGGGTTGTCACTATTTGCCTTGCAATAGTCTGCGTATGCTTTGAATGTCTTTTGTGATCTTGTTAATTGAATGCTACCTTGTTTGGCGCGACTACTAGTACCAAAGATTTTCAGTATCATACCATCAGGGGCTAAGTAAGCAGTTTGGTCAACGCCACTGCCTAATTTTTTATAGCCCTTTTGCCTAAGGATGCCATCGATACTTCTATCTGTGTATGCTTCTGATAAAAATTCTTCTGCTCTCATTTTAGTGCTTCAATAATAATGTGCTTAATACGCCATGACTCTTAGCTGTAATGTCCGGCTCACCTGGGGTGATGATAACATTATATTTAACAGGGGTTTCTTTTTTGCCGCCGTCAGTTTTTTGATCCCACTCGTTATAAGACAATATAGAGTTGGCGCTGATACCGTACTCTTTTGCTATTCTTTGTTTTAGTTCAGGTAACTTGTCGGGTATCACTTGCCATTGACCTTCTGCTCCCTTAACTAAGTTCTTCTTCTCATCCTTCACTAATAAGTCATAGAATATATCAGTGGGAACAATTCTACTATTCTTTGTCTGTTCTAAACTTGGATCAGCGGCCTTAACTTTTTTCTCTTGTGAAGTGTGAGCACCTTCACTCCAGTTAATAATAAAGTTGTTTGGCTTAGCACCAACAGCAACATCACCCATCTTTGTGTAAGCGTAGAACTGTACATTAGGATGTGCTTTTGCTAGTTTAAAAGCCATGTCAACATATTCAGGACTGAAGAAATCACCAGCATCGTGCCAGCGAATAGTTACTTTGTAACCACCCTTCTGACCGGCTTTTTCTTCTTTAGTAATTTCTGCGCTTAATTGATTGAAGAAACCTGTTGGATCATTTAATAGATATGTTAGAATACGACCGTCACTTTGCCAAGCATTCTTAAACTGAACTTTACCGCCCTTCATAGCAAAGCAATCGACTTTACATGAACCAGCACCTGGACATGTATTAACAATGATAAGTTTGTTCGTTTGTTCGTCAACAGCAATACCAGTCAATGCGGCGAAACCAATGTTGAAGAACTGTTCTAGTTCTCCATTACTGTGCTTCATCTTTTCGTTTTGCTTCAATAGTGCTTTTGGACGCTGTGATAGAGTTTTCTTAACTAATTCTTCATCGTATGTTTGACCATCAGGACCTAAATATTCAATGACACTTGAACGGTGAATGTATGGCATCTTGTACTTGTCTGTCTTTGTTTTGCCGGACACATACTTTTCAATACCCTTCTTGTCGGTTTTAACATTACCTTGTTTATCTAAATCAGGTGTACCTACAATTCGTTTCATATAGTCTTGAAACTCATCGCCACCAAATTCACGTGACTGTGCCGGCAATGCTGTGGCTTCATCTAAACCAGATAGTTTACGAATTCTTTCTAGATGTTCCTTACTTTCATTAGCTGCATCTTTAAAGTTTTTAGCAGTAGGTGCTCCCTTGCTCCCCGGTTCACGCATCTTTTCACCGGATCCATGCTTAATTCGTTCACGTTTAGCATGTATATTTGCCCATAAACCCTTGCCTTCTTCGGCAACTTGTTCATCTGATTCTTCACCGGGCATATCACCTGCTTTAGCAACGAATTGCTGAGGTGTCATAATTTGGATACCTTGCGGTGCTCCGGGCATTTTTGGCTCTGCGCCTTCGAATAATTCTTTAAAATTCATAGTTTAATCCGTAAATAGTTGACTTTATTGCGTAACTGTGCTACACTATATCTATTATTTATCACTTTGGTCTATCTATGCACTCTTTCAATCTTACTACTAAACGTATCGGTTTTGCTTGTAAATTCGCTGAAATTAACAAGAAAGGCGAGATTTCGTCAGTCGAAGGTCTTAACACCGGCGGCACAACTATGGCATGGGCAAAGCGCAACACCCGCGCCGCAGTAGAAGAAAAAATCATTGATGTTGCTAAGACCAACATCGTAAACACACACAATCTTATTAAGAAGGTGGCAACTCTTCCCGAGCCACAACGCATGTTGCGCATTACTAGTGACATGCTTAGTTTTTATACACACGAAGACTGGCAACCCTTCTGGCAATCTACTAATACTCAGGATTCACTCGCACGTTGGTTCGCTCCTCTAGGTGAGACTGCTAGACAAAACAACGTTCGCTTGTCATTTCACCCTGACCAATTCGTGGTTCTTGCTAGTGACCGCGAAGATGTAGTAAATAAGAGTATCGAGGAATTCGAGTATCATTGTGACATGGCTCGCTGGTTAGGGTACGGTAAGACTTTTCAGGACATGAAGGTCAACGTTCATATCAGTGGTCGTCAAGGTCCCGAAGGTATTCGCAAGGCGTATCAGCGTCTAAGTCCCGAAGCACGTAACACTATCACTATCGAGAACGAAGAAAATGCCTGGGGACTTGACGATTGCCTTACTTTATCTGATTTGCTTCCAATTGTTTTGGACATTCATCATCATTGGTGCAGAGAGGGAGAATACTTGGCAATCACCGACGAGCGTGTTCAGCGGGTTGTTGATTCTTGGCGCCATGTTCGCCCTACTCTACATTATAGTGTGTCACGTGAAGATATCCTTGTTGGTCATTGCGTTAATACTTTACCATGCCGCGACAGCTTGATTGCCCAAAAAATCAACAAGCAAAAGCTACGTGCTCATAGTGACTACTTTTGGAACAACGCAGTTAATGACTGGGCATTGACATACGTAGATAAATTTGATATCATGTGCGAGTCTAAGGGCAAGAATCTTGCTAGCACACCATTATACGAGAAAGCGAAACAAAATGGGATTATTTGATAAATTATTTGGTAAGAAGAAAGAAGCACCACCTGAGGATAGGGGTCTACCTAAAGTAGACACTGCCCCGCCGATTCCTAAGGTAAAGAAACCTCGCAAACCGAAAGAGAAAAAAGTCGAACATACTCTTTCAGCTAAAGAAAAAGCTACTCAAGCAGGTGAACCTTATGTGTCTGTTGTTAAGATTGATTTAGATCCTAATAACATAAACGATGGCTCATTCGAATTGGATTGGAATGACAAGTTTGTTTTAAATCTAATCAAAGCAGGATATAAGCAACGTGAAGATGACACCGATCAACTTATAGTAGAAAGGTGGTTTCAGTATACCTGTCGCAACGTTGCACTAGAACTATACGAACAGCAGGTTGCAGATCCCTCTAATAGAGATTTGCGAAACGTGGTTAGCAAGGATTTAGGTAACGGAAGGACAGAGGTAAGTTAATGTTTAATAATATTCAGTTGAATACACCAGATTTTTATTTTGATGTAGGCTCGATGACGCATCACACTGAGATATATCAAATCTTACGTGATAATCAAATCAGCAAAATGTACGCATACGCAATTATGTATCGCAAGAGTTTTATTGAGTATGAGTTTTTGAAGATAGGTCAAAGTTGTCCCGAACCCGGTGAAGATACTGAAAAGGCAGTAGGGGAACGATTAGGTAGACAGCTAGCATGGTTTGATGGCTGGGACTATCAAAAGCCAAAAAGCGTACACGGTGCTGACTTTTACTTTAACACTGTGTCTGAAATCAAGAACGGTAATTTACCCAGTTACTTGAATGATAAAAAATTCTTATGCGTGGGTGTTTGGAACGTTGACCGTAGAGCACCAAACGTAGCAAACTTTATTCGCAAGGATAGAGATATGACGGAATGGGTAGAGGGTGAATTGGCTAGTCAACATAAAAAACAAAAACAATGCCTACCATTGCTCAACTACAAAGACCCTACTAAAAACTATTCTTACGTCAACTGTAACGTAAATGTTAACCATTTTTCACAGTTATTTGCGGTTCAGCCTTGACAAAAAATCAAAATAGTCGTATAATATACGCATATTACTCAACTATATACAATCCCGCATGAAATACGCACTAATCGACACTGCCAACACTTTCTTTCGAGCACGCCACGTGGCTTCACGTAACAGCGACCCAGAAGAAAAGGCCGCGTTTGCGCTACACTTGACCCTCGCAAGTATTAATCAAGCTGTACGTTTGTACCAAATTGACCACGTTGTCGTGTGCTTAGAAGGTCGTAGCTTCCGGAAGTCACTATACGCTCCTTATAAAAAGAATCGTGTAGTAGATGAAAAATTACAGACTGAGGCTGAGATTGAAGAAAACAGGATGTTCTGGGAGCACTACGAAGCACTAACAACTTTTTTCAGAGAGAAGACCAACGTATCAGTACTACGGCATGAAGAAGCTGAGGCTGATGACATGATCGCCCGATTCATTCACTTACATCCTAATGACCAACACTACATTATTAGTACAGACACCGACTACTACCAACTTTTGTCTGACAACGTTTCACAGTTTAACGGGGTCGAGGGTCACTTAATTACGACCTCGGGTTATTGGAAAGACAACGGCAAGCCTGTTATCGATAAAAAAACTAACGAACAGAAGGTTCTTGCTGGTACTCCCGACTATCTCAAATTCCTAAAATTAATCCGCGGTGATTCGGGTGACAACGTATTCCCTGCTTATCCTGGTGTGCGTGAGAAAGGTTCTAAGAATAAAGTCGGTATCATGGAAGCATACGAAGACCGTGATAAACAGGGCTTTGCGTGGAACACGTTCATGTTGCAGCGCTGGACCGATCATGAGGGTGTGGAACACAGAGTTCGTGATGACTATGAGCGTAATAAGGTTCTAATTGATCTAACCGCACAGCCTCAGGAAATCAAGGATAAGGTCGATCAACGTATTCGTGAGTCAGTTAGGGTAACTACCACCCCTCAAGTTGGTATCCATTTTATGCGTTTCTGTTCAAAATATGCCTTGGAAAAAATATCTCAAAATGTGGATGCTTATTGTAAATGGATTAACGCACCGTATCAAGGGAACGTTAATGAATGATTTAATTGAGAAGCAATTGTACTTGGGTATCGTTGCGGTACTCAAGGATCAGAAGTTATATTACGAATCACAAGTCGGTGGTAAAGGTGCCTACAATCACTTTCAAGATGGTGGCAAAGAAGCATTGCTTTTGTACATTGAAACCATGGCACCATTGATTCTGAAAAACGAGCGTGAGAAACTCGACAAACGTGCCAAACAATTGATGTGGGAAGAATTGAAGAAATGACATTCACTGTACAAGAAAATCGTATCAAAGAGATTAAACGGGACGATCAACACTTTTACATGATTGATGGCATCAAGATGGTACCACGTGCTGGAATTGAAATTTCTAAAAGTTGTCCATATAACTATCAAAAAATTCTAGCCGATTGTATTGACAGAGGCTGGGTAAAACCAGTAGCATACGTAAAGACTAAGGAACTATTCTGGGAAGTACTAGAATCATGAATAAAGTATTTTATGAAAAAGTCGGTAAGCGTTACAAGCCCGTCAGAGAGTACGACAGTACACTGATGGATGCCATGCCTAAGGGTACTCATATCATCATGTGTTACCCGGGCGGTCAATCAACTCGTTATAGCATTGACCCGGCACTTGCGCCCTTGATTGCCGCAGGTCGTGTAGCAGAGGATGCTATATCTAATGCTATACACAAAGCCTCTGAATTGCGTCCAGCAAGAAGCTATAACATTACGCCGGAACAACGTAAATTGTTTGATGCGTTTCTGGCTTCAATGCCAGCTGATGATTACCAGCGTAACATGATGACATACGGATCAATTCGTGACGCCGCAGAAGCAGGGGTCAAGGCTATGATAGATGAAGCAAACAAACTGTTGGAGAACCCAGCAGTGAAAAAAGCCTATGAGCATTTTTTGCTTGTAGCAGAATTAACAAAGGGAGAGACACATGACACTAATAGCTAAGCCGGTAGTAAAAGACCAGTTTTGGATAGTAACTGACGGTGAAAAGAAAGTCGGCAATGTTATTGCTGAGGGCAGTGGTTTTGATGTAAAGATACATGGTAGTATAGCACATTTTAAAAACACTAGTGCTATAAAGCGTCAAGTTCAAATTGAATTTGAACCCGTAGTAAAAAAGACAAAACCAGAGCCAGTATTCACTGAATACCCTACAACTAGCAAAGTATATAACTCAATGTTTGATATTAAACGCAAACTACATTTATATACAAAAACACCAAAGAGTAAATGCTATCATGCCGCAGGGTGGTACGTGATGCGTCAAGGTTCTGATCCTGTCGTAACTTTTTGCCCAAAATATATCTTTATTCAACGATATGAGTATTCAGGCCCGTATAAAACAGAAAACGAAGCAAAAAGCCAGATAAATAAGCTATGATTCATATCAAACGGTTTATTGACAAAGTTACTTCAACTGAAGGCAAGCAAGGAAAAGACGTAGTTATTCCTATACACGAAGCCAGAGGTTTACGTGATGAATTAGCCAAGTTATTAATAGACCGTGTAGAAAAAAACAACATGAAAGAATCTACCCCTGAAGTTATAGAAATTCAAGTGGTAGGTGGGAAATTTAAATGAGCAGAACACAACCAAAAGTATTACTAGAGCTAGTTGATAAGGTAACATACAAATGCGACCAGATCGTAGAAGCCTCTGGGATTTGGGCCGTGTTCTATGACGGTCAACCTATCAATTTAAAATCACAGCATTACTTGGATAATGAAGCTACACCCAAGTACAAAAAGACTAGCTTCAGTAACCCAGGACACGCACGAAACCTGTGTCGCAAACTTAACAACCAATTTAAAACTGATAAGTTCACTGTTGTGTTTATGAATACAGGTAGATGTGTCTACCCAGATGACCAATCCTAAGTCACACAAGTACCTCATTACTGTTGCGGTAGCGAAAGAATTGCCCGACGAACTCAGAGAAGAACGTGAGACAGCCGTTGCCAGTTTAATGTTCAAGTGGTGGCAAACAGGTAGACAAGACGGACTCAGACTCACTGAGTATGGGGATTTAGCATTCAGAATGGCAGAAATTGAATTCTATCAATACGATCTTAAACCACAACCTGCTACTAGCTATCACGCATGGTTAATGGAACTCACTAAAAAAATCAAATGCCCCTATTACATCGGCGTAAATAAAGATGGGAAGAAAAGCAAACCGTTCATACGATTCTACGACAGCAAGATTGCTATGATGGTTAGTTTGTACGGAAACGTCAACGAATATTTAGATTCTATAAAGGTAAAATGATGACTGAGCAAAAGAAAACAAACTTTTTGGATGCGATTAAAGCCGCACAATCTGTTAAGAATAAAGTGCCAGCTGCAAAGGCTAAGCTAATACAGCAAGAAAAGGCACCCAAAGCCAGTAAAGGTTTCGGGTCAAGTGTTATGCGAAAAACTGGGCGCGGTGGATAACTTTTGTCAACGACTTCACTAGCTGAGGCGTTATTATATAGTAGACGCTAAAATCTACTTCATTTTTCAAGGAGAAACCAAATGAAACAATTAGCAATCGCAACATTAGCCGCATTATCTTTAACAGCATTCGCCGCAGAGCCCGCAAAGACTCCTGCTGCACCAGCTACAGCCGCATCTGCTCCAGCACCCGCTAAAGCAGAAGCTCCTAAGACTGAAATGAAGTTGGCTAAGAAGAAGGAAGACAAGGCTGCTCCCAAGCAAGACGCCACTAAAAGCCCTGTCAAGGACGAAAAGGCTGCAGCACCAACTGCTCCAAAAGCCGAAGCAAAACCAGCTAAGTGAAGTAGAGGACAGTGATAACTATGATGTAGTTGAATTAGACTTACATCGTAGTTATTCTAGACCTAAACTAGTTAAAGTTAAGAATCTTTGGGATGATGATGCTGAATTACCAGAACGTATCACAAAGAGATTAGCAGAAATTAGAGTCCAAGCTCTAGCAAAATACAGAGAAACATGGGGCTAAATGCCCCTTTTCTCTTTTATGTACAAATATTTTGCGCTATAATATTAGTGTAAATACTAATAGACAGTTGTAGGATCTGTTAAAAATCTACGTTAAACACACTTACACAGGAGAAAAATATGTTTAATTCATTCGCATTCCAAGCCGTCGACGGCATACAAAACGCTAAGAAACAATTCGTTTCTACATTCGTCCAGCACGAACAATTCGCTAAAGTGCTAAACGGTTTCATTGACGCACAAGCATCATACACAAAAGAAGCAATCACAGCAGGTTCTGTAGCCGCAACTGGCGTACAAGAAATCTTGACTGACCGCACACCCTATGTCAATTTGACAAAGAAAATCGCTGAGTACTTCCCTACTGCGGCTTGCGCTACAGGAAAGAAGGCTAAGTAATCATGTTGTCAATTCTATTGACAATAGGAGCACTAGCTATGGTAGGCATCGTTGGTCCATTATTTGCGATGGCAACCGAATCAACGTATGGTTCTGAGTTAGAAAACTATATCATCAGTAACAATCCTAAGGATACCGGTGATGTAGAACGACTAACTAGAGAATACGATATAGCATCATCTAAGAGGTTCCTATGAAATCAATCAAAGACTTTTTACGTTCTATACTTGAAGCTATTCAGTTAGCAAAAGCACACAGAGCAAGTAAGTACAAAAACGTACTATGATTCACTTACAGCGCACTAGCATTTATAAAATTACTGAGTACAGCAAGCATTTAAAAAACTTGCCGGATGAAGATAAGTATTCACGTTTTGGCTACAAAATAAGTGACCACAATATCGATCAGTTAATTTTATCTATGTGTTATCATTACAAAGACCATGAACTGTGGTATGCGAGAACTGATGACAGGCGCGTTGGATGGGGACATATGGCCAAGAACGAAGATGGTTCTTGGGAACTTGCTGTTAGTGTTGAACATGACTATCAACGTCAAGGTATCGGTGACATGTTAATCAATGAAATGTTAGAGTGGGCTAAGTTCCATCACATTCCTGAAGTTTATATGCACTGTATCGAGGCTAACAAAGTCATTCAACATTTGGCAGTCAAGCATAATTTGAAAACAAAGACTAGAGGAGACGGTGAGCGCACTGCGGCACTTGAAATTCCCGAAGCAAATGTTTTTGAATCCAATGCTCAGTTGTGGAAAGAACACAATGAAATCATGACTGAGTTTGCGAGGTTGCGTAAGCGTTACAAAGAATTGTGGGCTAACGCAGTTATACCAAAACCCTTGAAGTAACAATATAGGTTTGTTACACTTAACACACATTAACACAGGAGACACGATATGTCACAATTTGAAACACCAAAACTACCCGAAGTAAAATTCAACAAGAACGGATATGAAATCCGTGCTGATATCTTAGCAATGGCTAAGGATATGGTCCAGAACGAATACAGCATGAAATTTCATGGCTGGGAAATGTCAGCCGAACGTGACCCAAAGACAAACCAAATCGTATCTACAGTTAAGATGCCCGAGTTCCCGGGTCTAGACAAGATTCTAGAGACTGCTGAAAAGATGTACGGATTTGTTAATCAAGGTACGCCGTCCAAAAAGTAATACTTAGTACTACTTTTAGCCCCGGAAACGGGGCTTTCCTACGGCTTGACAATAAATCGTTTTGGGCATATAATACTTGTATTGATTGATTAAAGGAGCAGTTATGTCACAGCGTTTCATCGACTACATGATGGATTTCTATGGTCCCGACAGTGAAATCTATCCTGAGTTGAATTTCAACGAAACCCAAATTGCGATTGCTCTTGGTATCTACAAGATGCGCCTGTCTACTAAGGGTGAAGAATTTTGCGAAGATTCAGTAGACCGCGAAAATGTCCGTGATATCATCCTCGAAGCACGAGAAAAAGTTTTGCCCGAGTTCGCAAAGGCTTGACAATAAATCAGTTTGGGCATATAATACATACATAGACAGTTAAGACAAGGAGTTGAAAATGGGTTTTGAAACAGTTGTTCTCACTAAAGTTTCTGACGTTCTCGGTACCGACAACCAAGCTAGTTTTGCTTATGGTACATTGTTTGTTGAATGCTCCGAGGCAGAGGCTCGCAAAGTGTTTCATCGCCTGAGCAAGGACTACGGTCTCGGTAAAGTTCAAATCTCCAAGTCTGAACGTAGCCCCGAATTCGCATTTGATTTTGTTTGAGGATTGAACATGCCTGGTTTTGTTGACGTTTCGCACATGAGCAACGAAGAAGTCCGACGTATGGGTCATGCTGATGACTATGACGAGGATACTAATCGCCGTAGCTATCGTAACCCTTACGCATATCGCAAACCTACTGCCCCTAAAGAAAATATCTCATTCACTGCGGATGACATGTGGGCGGCTGCTTGGCAAGCGTATGCTATCAACGGCAATCAATACGTCAAGGCGCTACTGCCCGGTGTTCCGGAAGATCAGCCCCAGCCTAACCGTGCAATTGCTGAACGACTATTAGCCAACCCTGAACAAATCACGGAAGAAAGTCGTCAAGTCGGTGGTGTTATGCGCCGATACTTTCAAGGCTTGACTTTCAAACTTATTGAAGGCAAGAAACTTACTCCTTTTCTTCAAAGCGCATTTGACGCCGCAAACAAAGACGAAATCACTAGCAAGTATGACCTTGCTGTGATTGTCAGTTTGCCCGCAACCTACGAAAAGTCTGTAAAGCGTGAAGATATTGACCGCAAGATCAATTGGGCTCAAGGTGGGTATATTGGTATTGTCGGTGTCAAGACTGAGCAACGTATTGAGATTATCAGAAAAATCTGGTCTCAGAAATGGAACACATGGTTCTACAGTGGCATCAACGATCAGGATCAAGTGTTGTTTTTCGCACACATGAAAACTCAACTTGATGTTGGTTCTCATGTTACAATTCAAGGTGTTGTGAAAGCACACCGTGACAACTCTACTCAACTCAACCGTGTAAAGGTAATCGAATGAATACAGTATGGGTATTAGTAGCAATCGTGTTCAACGGTCACTGGACTAACTCTATTATTCCTACACTGGAATTCAAAACACAAGAGAAGTGTCTGGCAGCTATTGAATCTTTCAAGGAAGAAACTGACAACAAACAAGGTAAGGCTTTTATGCGTTGTGTGAGGATTGAAAAATGAAAAACTTTATTGTTGGTACTATTTTTGGTATTGTTATTTCTACTGTAGGCTTCTCGGGCATCGCCCGAATGCTTGATAACGGTATTCAAAAAACCAAAGATATCGCAGTTGAAACTGCCAAGTGAAATTTAAACGTAAACAATTGGAGGACAAGATGGGACTTGATATGTACGCATATGTTGGACGTCCAGGTCAACGTGCTGAGTTTTATGAGCAAGATGGTCTTGAATATAATTCAAAGACAGGTGATTGGGATGTGCCGGTTGGTGGCGTCACACAACCACAAGAAATTGCGTATTGGCGCAAGCACCCTAATCTACATGGTTGGATGCGTGAGCTATGGGAAGCAAAGGGTAACTCTGGTGAATTCAACGGTGATGAACTTGAATTGACCTGGGATGATATTGATATGCTTGAACAAGATATCAAGAATGGTACTTTGTCAAAACTGAACGTCAGAGGTTTCTTCTTCGGAGATCCTAGTGATGAATACTACAAAGAACATGACCTCAAGTTTTGTATCGATGCTAAGGCAGAATGCTTTCTTGGTCGTCAAGTTTTCTACAACTCTAGTTGGTGACGTATGAGATTGATGTTAGGTACACCCGACAAGCCCAGCCTTCTTGTTGATATTGAGCAGGAATACTCACCTGCTCATTTTGAATTCTGGGTAGTCAACGGCGCATGGAAAGGTACATACAACAACGGGCACGTCACAGTGTGGCATCCCTACGAGCCATGGTCTGATCTAACTAAAACGGAGATCCTATCAGACAATCCAGACAGGTTACGTGGTGATTATCAGGAAGTGTTCAACAACTTCCACGATGAAAACTATGTTGCGCCTAAGCCAAAGCCAGTTGAGTATCCAGCTAGCTGGGACGATGATATCCCTTTTTAAAATGTACATTACAAACAAATACGATTCAATCAGACTTCCCTATAGTGAAGAACTATTAGAGTGGTTGGTTGAAACTTATCCTCTTTCAAAATATAGGGTGGTACAAAAACTACCTGAGCTAAACCCGTGAGTAAATAGCGCATGTTTAAAAATATAATTATTATTGTGCTAGGAACTCTCGTGGTGTTGTTTTGGTTAAGTGAGGAAGAAGACGACACCACAAATGATTTAGATAACGTCATTATCGAATACCAATGTAGTGACTTACCTGAATACGAAAGTGTACCCGAAGAAGTTTTACAAGAATGTAAGGCGCGCGGGTTGGTTGGAAAAACAATTTGACAATTAATAAAATCGGTGTTATAATACTAGCATTGATTAGGAGAACTCATGTCCGCAAGTTGGATTAAAAAGCTGAATGAATCTGACAGTCGCCTTCACAAAGAGGACGTACTGAAACAAGCGTTGGCGGCCGCAACCCTCGGCTCTATTAACTCACAAATTTTTCTGGGCTTGACTAAAGCCTGTTATAATCCATTCGTCACGTTTGGTGTACGCAAGGTACCTGATACTGTTGGTATCGTTGACTCGGAAAATCCCTGGGGTGAATTCAATGAATTGCTTACTAAACTCAGTAAGCGTGAACTCACCGGTAACGCCGCACTAACTGCTATTGATAACATGTCTGAGCGTTTTGACAGTATTGAGTGGAATACATTCTGTGCTCCAGTCATTCGCCGAGACCTTCGTGCGGGTATCAGTGACAAGACTATCAACAAAATCTGTAAAAAGACTGACTACGAAATTCCAATCTTTGGTTGTCAACTTGCTACAAGTTCAGAAGGGCGCCCTGAAATGAAGGGTATCAAGCGACTTGAGCCTAAGTTGGACGGTGTGCGTGTGATTTTGATGGTCATCCCCAATGACATGGGTGAAGTTGTTACTGCTTGCTATAGCCGCAACGGCAAAATCTTTGAGAACTTTACTCACATCGAGGAACAGGTTCAGTCTAACTTTACAAAACTTGTTCGCACTATCAAAAACAAATACGGTGGCGCATTTGTTGACGGCTTTGTGCTTGACGGTGAAGTAATCGGCAATACATTCCAAGAACTTATGCGACAAGCGCGCCGCAAAACCGACGCACAAGCTGATGACAGTGTGTTTAACATCTTTGACATTCTGCCGCTAGCTGATTTCCGTCGTGGTCACTGGAATGCTCAACTTGAAAAGCGTGTAGAAATTCTCAATGGCATGCGAAGTGTCGTTGACGAAATGCCCAACGTTGAACTGCTCCCGCACATTATGGTTGATCTTGACACTGCCGCAGGCAAGGATCAACTTGAGCGTTACGCTAAGGATCAAGTGAACGCGGGATTTGAAGGTATCATGATTAAGGATATGAATAGTCCTTATGAATGTAAGCGCAATACTTCTTGGATGAAGTGGAAGCCTGTTATCACTGTTGACTTGGAGGTCGTAGGTGTTGAAGAAGGTACTGGACGTAATGTCGGACGCCTGGGAGCACTTGTTTGCGCAGGTATGGATGACGGAAAAGAAATTTCAGTCAACGTTGGTAGTGGTTTTAGTGACGATGACCGAGATAACTATTGGCGTGATAGTCAGTTTATCATTGGTCGCACTGCTGAAATCTTGTGTGACGTAATCACACAAAACCAAGATGGCACTTACAGTTTGCGTTTCCCTCGCTTTGTTCGCTTCCGTGATGACAAGTAAGGTCATTGTTCCTAGACTAGTTGACCATTTGTGGTATCCCATACTAGTTAAAGCAGGTGGTGGACACGTTATTCGTGAGTTACAGGGTAAGAGTGTCAATGACTGGAACGACATGGTAAGGAAACAAAATGAGTTGCACACATCAAACAACAAAAGAATATTGGGTAGATGAATTTGAAAATGACTGGGGGTATACAGAGCCCGGTCATTGGGAACGTGAAACTGTATCAACTACAGTGGACATTGACATTGGTCGCTACAAGTGTACACAATGCGGTGAAGTAATGTATTACACTGGCACTTGGCGTAAGCATTGGGAGGGAGCATGAACTGGACAGCAGGCATTTTAGCATTCATACTGTTTTGGGTTCCAATGGCAATTATCTTTGTCAGGTTCCACAAAGAGAACAAAGAGATTGATCGTAAGTACGAAGAAAAGATTCGTAAGATTGAAGAACGCTATGGAGTGAAACGATGATTCCATACACTGACTATGAAAAGATTCTTCTGCTGGAAGAACTTGAGCGAGGTGATAAGGTTGTCATTCCCAGTAGTTTGGAACATGCTGAGTTTATGATTAAGGTAGCGCAAGGCTATATTAATGAACACAAAGAAAAAATGTTGGAAATTTTAAAGGCTTAATTATGATTCGTGTATTCTTTTTATTTGTAGTACTTTTTATTGTATTTGGCGCACTGATTCAGGGTTTCCGAGTTATGACCGGAAAGCAGGCTTTGGTGTTGACAAAAATTGCTGGTTATAGTATACTAGCATCTTCACTCGCATTAGCAGTGATGTTTGGTTTGGTAATTCTTTTTTAAATTAAGGACTCATAATGAATCGTTTTCTGAAACTCTCTTTTGTCGTTGCCGCTGTCGCACTGACTAGCGCATGTACCCGTATCGAGACCGGTGAAGTTGGTCTTCGCCGAGATATTAATAAACAGGTCAGTACTCAAGAACTGTTGCCCGGTTCTTGGAATCAAACATTGATCGGTGAGGTTATGACTTTCCCTGTCAAGGACGTTAACGTCAAGTTGGATGACATGACTCCCCTTGCGAAAGACAATAGCACAATGAAAGATTTTGATGCTGTGGTTATCTATAACTTGAATCAGGCACAGGTCGCGGAGTTGTATAACAGTAAGAGCCGAGCGTTCCACGTTGAACACAAGGGCGACACTTATCTGATGTATAACTATGTTATGCAAATCGCACGTAATAGCATTTACAAAGCCGCACGTGATTACGAAGCATTGGACATGGCAGACAATCGCCAACCAATTGAGACTAAGGTTAAGGAACTGATGCAAAAAGCATTGGCAGAAGAAAAATTAGACGGAGCATTGTCTATTACTCAAGTTCTTGTTCGTAACGTTGTTCCGGCTGACAGTGTTGTTCAAAGTGCCAACGACTTGGTTCGTAGTAAGAATGAATTGAAACAGAAAGAAGTTGAAGTTAAGACTGCCGAAGCAGAAGCCCGTCGAATGGCAGCATTGGCTAATAACAGTGCTAGTTCTATCGCATTCATGAATGCTCAGGCCGCACTGAATATCAGTGAAGGTATTAAGAACGGTAAGGTTCAGACTATCGTTGTTCCTAGCAACATGACATCGTTGATGTTGCCTAAGTGATATCATGCTGAGTAAAGTAATAGGCTTCATATTGACTGCACTTGTTGTATTTGGTATGAGCCTATTACTCATTCCAATCGCAGGTATCGTGTTTGGTCTGATTAAGAAATGGATAGTGTGATGGAAAATTTTATTGGTTGGATGCTTATGCTACTGATTCCAGTAGTAACTGTATTTGTTGTAGTACGTGGCATTAAGTATTTTAAACTCAGGCGTGAGCGCAAGGCTCAAAAAATCCGAGAAGAACTAGAACAAGCAAAAGCCCGTGCTAAACAAGTAAAAGAAGAATGGCGTCAGAAATTGCGCGGTGCGACACATATAGGCAATACTAGATACGATTACCACACTGACACATCTACGACTGTCGTAAAAAATCAAGCAACTGGTTCTAGAGTGTCTTACGTACATACTCGTGATGACGGACCAGACATTCTTACTACATTGATTGTAGCCGATCTATTGAACAATAACAAATCGTCATCCAGCGGTACTGTTAATTGGAATAATGATATTCCTAGCATTGAACCCGAAGAAAGAAAATCTTCTAGTAGTAGCTGGAGTAGCAGTAGCAGTGATGATATTGGTTCTAGTAGTTCCTGGGACAGTAGTTCTAGTTCTAGTTCAAGTTCTAGTTGGGATTAATTATGATGACACTACAAGAATTTAGTATGTTTGTCACTGGAGTATTCTGGGGCATCTTTATCATCAAACCTCTATATGACATAGTGGTTAAAATTTACAAAAACGCAAAGGAAAGACAATGAATAAATTTCGTCAATGGTATTTGACCTACAGTAATGAAATCACCTGGTTTCTTATTGGTCTGCTAGTGTCCGGTGGTATTGACTCATTGGCGCGTGGGCATTATGGCAACGCCGCACTGAGTTTCGGTATCGCATATCTCAACTACTTTTTCAACAAGCGATGAAAACAATTCCCAACAAGTTCCGTCCAAGTTCAAGCATGGACACTAAGAGCGTCATGAAGGATCGACTTAAAATGGGTCGCACTGACAATTACAACTGGCAAAGCCGTATTGAGTGGTATCCTGTTGGGTTTAAGTTGAATCATAAAACGATCTTCAAGCAATTTGGTAAACTTCACTATCTTGCTTGTCACAGTCCTGAGCCTGTCACAAAGAAATGGCAGAAGGCTTACGACAATTTTTACAAGAAACACTTTGGCGCATTCAAAGGCGCAAGTGTCCGATATCTCAACAAATACTCTTGTCACAGTTGGCTATGAATATCGACCATGAAAATACAGCTAGAGCATTAAAAGATCAACCCTTGTTTGCTACTAAGCAATGGTTATGTGCTTTCGGCATTCACACTTGGTTACAATGGGGTAAGGTTGCTATGAACAGGCGCGGGTCATATTCTATGGTTGAACAATATCGTTCTTGTGGTTGCTGTGGGAAAACACAGCGCAGAATGTTATCAAAGGAGATATCTGGATAATGGCTAGTCTAGCAGAATATTTCAAACAAAACCGATATCAAGCAAAGTATGATATCGGTGATCGTGTTTTTGGTAAATGGAATAAGATTCCGTTCGTGGGCACAGTGGGCAATGATACCGTAATTAATGAGAATGAAGGTCCTCGTATTACGGTACATTTAGATTTACCAATTAAGTATCAGGACAAAGTTTATACTGTTATAATTGTTAAACACAAAGATATAAAACCCTACAAATAAGGAAAGATTATGGTAACACTAGTAAAACATGAATGGCATCAAGTTGACGCCCAATTTGCATTTGAGTTAGATGCCGACAAGCTGAGTGAGATTTATCCTGACAAGGATGAAAATGAAATTGAGGAAATGCTACAGCAAATTGCTAACGGTGAAGTTGATCTTGAAGTACTTCTACAAGAAGCCTATGACAATGATGTAGAGATTGAATGGGATCGCCAATATGATGACTGGTGGACTGACCGTAAGGGTGGTTACGAAGTTACATTTGAAGTGGGTGACGAAGATAGTTGGCATTCATCCCCAGAAGAACCACCAGCAACACACAAGTGTACCAAGTGCCGTTGGGAAGGCAAGAGTTGGGAAAGTCGTACTGTTTATGTAAACGAACAAGGTGAAGTATTACCTGATGATTGTGACGAATGGCATGACACTAAAGATGCTTGCCCAATGTGTGATTCAAAGTTAGAATTAACTGAACACGGCGTTAGTGAAGAAAACGCAAAGAGAAAACGCATGGCAGAAATAGAGGCTATGTTTGATGAAGATGACGAGAATGACCAATGACAGTAGATCAATTAGTGGGTAAATTCTACACATTTGATGATGAAAGTAAAATTGAAGTCATTCAAGTAAAGAAAACAGACGAAGATCGAGGTGGCAAACTCGTTACATATCATGTCACACAGGGTAAATATAGTTTACCTAGAAAATTAATAATGGGTGAAATTGAATTTATGAACACATTTGGGCATCTATTCAAAGACTAAATATTTTAATGTTCAAAAAAATTGTAAATCTACCTAATTTAACACTGTTAGTGGCGCTGTCATTGAGCACAGTAGCCGCATATTACAGTATCATTGGATTAACCGCTATCTTTGCAGGTGCGGTTATTCCTGTCATCATCATGGGGTCTATGCTAGAAGTAGCAAAGATCACTACAACAGTGTGGCTACGTAAGTACTGGAATAAATGTAGCTGGGTACTCAAGTTATATCTAGTTCCTGCTGTAGTAGCACTAGCATTACTAACCTCTATGGGTATCTTTGGATTCTTATCTAAAGCTCACATGGATCAAGGAATCACCTCAGGTGATGTACAAGCAAAGCTATCGCTATATGATGAAAAAATCAAGACTCAACGTGATAACATTGAATTGGCGCGTAAGGCACTTCAACAGATGGATGCTCAGGTCGATCAGCGACTTTCACGTTCTGATAGTGAGCAGGCTGCTGAACGTGCTGTTCAAATTCGTAGACAACAAGCAGGTGAACGTACTAAGTTACAAAAAGAAATAGGTGAGGCACAGAAAGAGATACAAAAACTCAACGAAGAACGTGCTCCTATCGCTGCAGAGAATCGTAAAGTAGAAGCCGAGGTTGGTCCTGTCAAATACATTGCCGCATTGATTTACGGAGATAACGCAGATACAAACATGCTTGAGGCTGCTGTACGCTGGGTTATTATTTTACTTGTTGTTGTTTTTGACCCATTAGCTATCGCATTAGTATTAGCGGGTAATCAAAGTAAAGAATGGCTGTTAGAAAATACCGAAGATGATAAAGAATCCGAGAATTCTGTTACTGATAAACTGATTGCCCGTGGTATTGATGCCGATGAAGAAGAAAGACTAGTAAGAGAAGCAAACGAAAAGATTGCCGAAATCGAACCTGAAGTTAACGAGCCTATAATCAATGTACCTATGAAATTCGTAGACTTAGGGGAACACCCTAAGGATCACGATGAAAAATCTCTAGAGGAACCTATTATCGAAGAACAACTACCCGAACCAGATGTAGTTGTCAAAGAACAGGAGAAGTCGATATTAGAACAACATCCCTATCTCACTACAGGTTTCTCACATTTTCAAAATCTAGAGCCAATGGTTTATAAACCAGAAACTGAACCAGAATCCCTAGAAGAAGATGTAGCTGTTGTTAATGAAGAAACAGTTCCGGAAGAAATAGTAGACGAAGAACCTAAAGTAGAAATTCTAGCAGTGGGAATCGATCCAGTCGAACGCCCAGGTGATTACCTAACAGCAGACTCCACTGAGATAATGACAGAAGGTGTCACGCAAGAAAATCCGATCACATTACTAGAAAGTGGATATGTAATGTATGACGGTAAGCAAATGACCAGAGAAGTCATGAAGGATATGCATCCAGAACTCTTTAGGTTAAGACCTGATTTGGGTAGAAAAGTAGATACTAACTTTGGTTCTAAATTTCCTGAGTATGCCCAAAAAGGAGATGTCTTTGTGCGAGTTGACGCATTGCCCAATCGTGTATACAAATTTGATGGCAAACGATGGATCGAGGTGAACAAGGACCGTTCAGACTCATACCTTCATGACCAAAAGTACATAGAATATCTAGTGGAAATGATAGACAAAGGTGAGTACGATGTTGAACTATTGTCCGATCATGAACGAGACCAGATTTCGGAATTCCTAAACAAGAAAAAACATTGACAATAATACCCCAATATGTTATACTATATTCATTGTAACTTATTGGGGATTTTTATGAAACTCGCTGTTATTGTTGTAGCTTTGTCATTGTCGGTAGTTGGATGTTCAACTACTAAACGAGGTGAGGGTGAACTTGATAGTATTCGCACACAGAAACTATCGACCTCTTTCCGTGAAGACACAATCCGTATCGAAACTGACTGTCGCTGGTACACTCTTGACAAAAGCAATTGTGAAATTATCTCAATTGAATCTGTCGCTACTGCTAGCGCAAACGGCAACACAGAAAGCAACCGTCGCACTGCGTTAATTCGAGCAGGCGATAAGGCACGTGCTCAGGTTCGTCACTTCATTCAGGAAGATGTGTCTAGCTCTCGGGTGTCAACTACACTGGCTAAAAACGTTGAGAAGGCAAACGACCGTCTCAAATCACGTACAAATGTAGGTGAGATTGTCGCTATGTCAGATACTGACGCAAGCAAAGACACTAACTTTTCTATCCGCGAAAACTCAAACGATACTGCCTACAACTTACAAGAAACTATTCGTGTGAATGCTAGTGGTATTCTGCGTGGCTTCAAAGTTGTAAAACAAGAAGTCGTAGGCGCACAAGAAGTATCAGTAACTATCCGTTGGGACAAAGAATCTGAACGATTCTCTAATCAATTGCGTAAAAAATTCGGTAGCTAATCATGCGCTGGATCGTTTTGGTCTGTGCTATTCTAGCCGGCTGTGCTAGTACCTCAAAACCTAACTACATTAGAGCTACGGGTACTGGCACCACACTAGAAGAAGCCAAACAAATCGCATTTCGTGATGCCATTGAATATCAGATAGGTACAATGGTATTGAGTGAACGAGAATCATCAAAACATGATTTAATCAAGAATCAAATTCTTGTTCATAGCGCAGGCTACGTGGACGACTTTAAAATAATTAATACCATCAAAAGCAACGGACAAACCACAGTAACTATGGATGTACTGGTTGCTAGTAGCAAGATTGATAATCAGATATTGTCATCTGGTAAATCTAGTAATAACTTTGACGGTAACAGACACGATGCCCAATACTCAACACTAGTCAAAGAGAGAATTCAAGGTGACTTGATATTGGATAATTTCCTGAGAGGATATCCTACTAAAGCGTACAAGATCAAACAACAAAAGTATACCGTTTCAGTAGATAATTACAGAAATTTAGTATTAAACGTACCGTATGAACTATCTTGGAACTTTGAATACATCAAATCATTAAGATCGTTATTGGATACTATTGAAGATGGTAGTAATGGTATATTAAAGCATTCTCCCGGCAACGTGACGATCATGGCAAAGGATCCCAAAGATTTTGTTTTAGGTGAGAGAACTATTCATAGATTCAATGACATTTCACGTGTAAACAAAATACAACAAGGAATGACCAATAGTAGTGAACTGCGGTTAAAGCTGACGATTACTGACTATGGTAACAATAGATTGTTTTCACGATGCTGGGCACCGGCAAGTATATCTGGGTACGGGTCTTTCTATGCTATTGGGTCAGTGACTGATATTAGAATCTACGGCAATCATAAAGAAAAGCAGGTAATAAACTTTACAGTGCCGAGTAACCTAACTAGTATGATTAATAGGTTTTCTAGTGTAGAATTGAACGTAGTTGCTGAACGTGACTGTCAAAAATAAACAGATAACACAATAAAGATAAGTATAATTATGTCAACTGATGGAAAACTAACTCACTGTTCCTTTTGTGGAAATCACAAAGATATCGTTAAAAAATTGATCGTAGGCGACGATGTGGCTATTTGTAGCGACTGTATTGAACTATGTACTCAATTGATTGTAGACGATTCTTCCGTAGAATCAGAAGTAAAAAAAGATATAGGTCATTATGACCCGTCATCTATCAAAGAATTCTTAGACTTACATGTGATTGGTCAAGACTCGGCCAAATCAGTATTAAGTGTAGCTATTGCTAATCACTATAAACGTATAACATACCCACCGAAAGACTTAGAAATAAGTAAGGGCAATGTATTAATCATTGGGCCAACTGGATCGGGAAAGACTCTGTTGGCAAAAACTGTAGCGAAGTACTTGGGTGTACCCTTTGTTGTTACTGATGCTACTAGCTTAACCGAAGCGGGCTATGTAGGTGATGATGTCGAATCCATGATTAGCATGTTAGTAAATGCGGCAGGTGGAGACAAAGACCTAGCAGAACGCGGTATTGTATTCATTGACGAAATCGATAAGATTGCTAGAAAAGGTGAATCATCAAGTATCACCCGTGATGTGTCCGGTGAAGGTGTACAGCAAGCACTACTCAAGTTAGTCGAGGGTACAACTTGTCGCATTCCCGCCGGTGGTGGTAGAAAGCATCCCGGTGGCGATATGCTAGAAATCAACACAAAGAATATATTGTTTATTGCCGGTGGCGCATTCGTGGGTGTGAAGGATATCATTAACAGTCGAACTAATGGTACAAGTATTGGTTTTTCAGCTACGATTAAAGACAAAACACACCAGTTTAGTTTAAGTAATGTTAGCCCTGATGATTTGACTAAATTCGGTATGATTCCTGAATTTATCGGTAGATTCACTACTACAGTTAGTATCGAGGATTTGACAAAAGAGCAATTAGTTAAGGTTCTTACTGGAGTTAAGAATAACTATATTGACCAATATAAGTATTTGTTTAGCATCGATGGTATTGACCTTGAATTTGATAACGTTGCTCTGGAGCAAATAGCTGAGAACTGTTTGAAACTCAAAACCGGAGCACGTGGACTGCATACCGAAATTGAGCGTGTATTAATGCCACACATGTTCAACACTAAAAAATATCGTGAAAATAATATAACAAAGATAAATATTAATCAGGAGCAGATTTTAAATCCAAAAGCTATTATATGAAAAAGGGAAGACGAGTTATTGTACAAGACGGCAACGTAGAGAAAGCGTTGCGTAAATTTAAAAAGAAGATTGCGGATACGGATCTTCTTCAAGAGGTTCGTGACCGTCAACAATTTATCAAACCTACAATTAAACGTAAAATAGCAAAAAGTCAAGCGAAACGTAGGTGGCAAAAATATCTACGTGACCAAAGTTTGCCTAAGAAACTGTTCTAACCAAAATATTAGATTTTTTTGCGTATTTTTTATAAAATAAATACGTATTCAGATGCCGATGGTCGGGTCTGAAAATGTCATCTTGCTTAATAAAGGAGAAAAATATGACAAAAACTTTATCCCTTCGTTCCCTCGACATTCCGTCAATTCACAAATTTGGTATCGGTTTCGATAACATGTTTGACGAACTAATGCGAATGAATAGTCAACAATCCCTAAACTATCCCCCATATAACATCGTCAAGAATACCGAAGATTCCTTCGATATTCAAGTAGCTGTTTCTGGATTTGGTGAAGGTGAAATCGAAGTCAATCTTGACAATCGAGTATTGACTATCAAAGGTCAAAAGAAGGAAGACCTAGTTGCTGAGTATCTACACAAGGGTATCAGTACACGTGATTTTGTGCGTGAGTTTACTCTTGCCGAACACGTTGAGGTTATCAATGCTTCACAGAAGGACGGTATTCTAACTATTAATTTAGAGCGTATTGTTCCGGAAGAAAAGAAGCCAAAAGCTATTGCTATTAGTTACACTAAATAATATAATAGCAGTGAGTAGTCGAAAGGCTACTCACTTTCTTAATTCACTTGGATAATAACATGCCCAAAACAGAAACAAAAATTAAAATTAAACCTAATCTTGCTTTACAAGAACCACCGTTGTACAAGATTATCTACATGAATGACAATGTAACCAGCATGGAATTTGTTATCCATAGTCTAATTGATTATTTTGATTACACGGCTGATACTGCCACTACTATTACACAGAACATCCACAATGATGGGAGCGCAATTGTAGCAGTGCTACCTTATGAAATTGCCGAACAAAAGGGAATTGAAGTCACACTAGATGCTAGAACTCAGGGCTACCCGCTTCAAGTAAAAATTGAAGCTGAGAGTTAACCTCTGACTTCTATTCTTTTTGCCCAGTAAGGTTCTCTTTTATAATGGGCATTATTAATGTAGTTGATATCATTTATATTGGTATCAACTACTTTTCCATATGATCCATAAATCCAATGCGACACTTTCTTTTCAGTGTCTACTATAAGTGCGAGATTTAACGGAAGTTGTGCGTGTAGTGATTGAGGTTCCTCGTGAAAAAACAAGTCTACACAAGGAACGCTATTTGTTATGATTACTACCTTCTTAACATCTAAGTGTCGCTGAAGTTTTTCTAAGGTAGATTTTAAATATACTATATCTTCATGTCGATGTTGTTCCATCATTTCATCTGTTATTGAATCTGTTGGCTCCATGTTACCATACCAACCGTTACTCCCTAACAATGCGATTCCGTCAATGATGACAACGTTGTGATGTAAGAACGCTACATTCTTTATAGTACGAGTGAGTTTTATTAATTCATCAGTCTTGCGGTCTATGTTGTGGGAATCTCTGTACTCTAGAGACCCCGCAACATAAAACACTCCTTGATAATATCTAGCCAAATGAGTTAACACTTGTCTAATAGTCTTTGTGTCGTGACTGATGTTTCCAGCAACAAGACAATATAGACTAGTGGCCTTCCCCTCCCAATTGAACGCTTCACCCGGTTCTAGGTTAAGGTCACTGATTATATCAAAACCGATGTTCATCAGATTATTTTGCTACTCTGATGTTGGCTTTTTTCGGGGCTTTGGTAGTTTTTGCCGCTGCCTTTGGTTTAGCCTTCATTGCTGCCTTTGGCTTAGCCTTAGGTTTAGCTTTTGGTTTTTCGGCTTCAACTGCCACCGCCGGAGCTTCTGCTACAGTTTCCTGTACAGGAGCAACTGGAGCTTCTGCGACTGGGACAATCGCTGGGGTATCTACCTTATAAGGTGCGGATTCTTCTACTACTGTTTCTTCCTTTTTGCGGAAGAAGATGTAATATACAGCTCCTGCTGCAACTAATAAGGCAATTGCTAATTCTAGCGTCATTTTTTTCTCCTAAAATTATATTTAGACAAGAAAAAACCGTTTCGTTTTTTATATAGTCATAGTTTGCGCAATTCACAGTCAGTAAATACGTCATGTTCAGAAAAACATCACTAGCAGAGATTATGCGTGAGGACTTACCTCCCATAGCCTACCAAAAGCGTCTTTGCTATAGGACCGACCGTGATGAAGTCGTAAGGTTGTATAGGATGCTGAACAAACAGATTTTCAACAATAAATTGATTATGCCTGAGATTGAAGTCATGGGCCGTTGTCGAAAATACTGGGGCATGTGCTACGGATCAACGACAATGCCCACTAAGACTAAAAGCTATTGTAAAATACGCATGATGGACAAATGGTATTGTCGTCAGTGGTTAGTGATAGTTTTAGCGCATGAAATGTGCCATCAATATCAATGGGACGTTCAGGGGTTAAAGAGACTCAATGAGGGAAAAGAGCCTATTATGAGTCATGGACCTAGCTTCTTTGTGTTTAGGGATAAACTAAAGAAACTAGGTATTCCATTAAAGAGCGCACATAGTAGAAAACGCTGGTTCTTACATCAAAACGTTTTCAAGTGCTAATTATTTGATATTTGGATTCTTGACTACGTTACCGAACTGGTCAACAAGAATAACATCCTTAGTACCCTTTTTACCGATACCACGAGATAATGTGACACCCAATGGACGAATACCTGCGATGCCCAATGAACCACCGTTACGTGTACTATCATTGCGTAGTAACCAGACCATCATGTGACTTTCTGGGATCTCAGCGGCATTAGTAATAACTGCGTGACAATTAACAGTTATATTGTTTTCTTTCTGTGTGAAATGTTCAGGTTTGAATGTCTGAACAACTACACCGCCTTTAGGATTCAAGTCAGCACCGAAGACTGCCCCTAATGCTTCCTGTTCTGTGGGCTCCATAACAATTTCTTTGCTTAGTTCATACACAGGAACAGTTCCGGTCTTCATCTTACGTTCACCGATTTGGTTTAGTTGAACGACACCTTTAGCTACTAGTTTATCAAGAATCGCACGGGCACGTTCACCGAACATGTTATCAGCACTTTCCCACATGTCAGCATCAAGTTTCTTAATACTGATAGGCAAGCTACCACGTTCGCTGGTCAGTACTACGTCTGCTTTCTTACGATCTGCGGTATCACGGCCAGCTACTTCAACGTTAGTTGCGTTTCTGATTGTCATTTTCTTGCCGCGAGGATCAATAAAAGTAACATTAGCAGAACCGTACTTTTGAATCACGGATTGTAAAATACTTGCCAATTCTAGTTCGTTAGCAACACCTGCGGATTGGTCACCTTGTTTTCCAGTATCTTTTACAACTACACTAACTGGACTAGCACTGAACACAATGCCACCTAAACTGCTTAATCCTGGGTCAGAACTATATTCCGGATCGGCTTCGGGTAGTTGTGCTTTAAGAACTGCTAATAATTCGTTAAGAATAGCTACACGGAACTCATTCTTTTTCTGTCCTGCTGGAATCTGTACCAAAACGTTAATCTTGTTTCCGGCAAATTTGAAATCCTCGTAACCGTTTTTACGTAAGATTTGTTCTACTTGTTGTTTGGTGACGGGTGTGGGTTGAACATCTACATTCCCCGCTTTAGGACGGGCGGCAGCTTCAACCAAAGTTCTTGTAAATTCGTAGTGTCTCATGTATAATCTCTCATGTATAGTATTTATCGCAATAATTTTAAAAAGGAAACTTATGAGTTTAGTACCAATTGTCATTGAACAAACAAGCAAAGGTGAGCGTAGCTACGACATTTACAGTCGATTAATGCGTGATCGGGTGATCTTACTTGAAGGCCCTGTAGGAGATCAAATGGCAAATTTGATTGTAGCACAACTTTTATTCCTTGAATCAGAAGATCCTAGCAAGGATATCAGTATGTACATCAATAGTCCGGGCGGCTCAGTATCAGCAGGATTGGCAATCTATGATACTATGCAGTTCATCAAGCCCGACGTACAGACAATTGTTATGGGTCAAGCATGTAGCATGGGATCGTTGCTAGCACAAGCAGGTGCTCCCGGCAAACGAGTTATGTTGCCCAACGCACGACACATGATTCATCAACCTTCAGGTGGTGCTCGTGGTATGCAAAGTGACATTGAAATTTCCTATAAAGAAATCACTTACTTGAAAAAGCGACTGACCGAAATTTATGTCGAACACAATTCAAAGGGTAAGACCTATGCTGAGTTTGAGAAGGATATGGATCGTGATACATTCATGTCAGCACAGCAAGCATTGGATTACGGACTTATCGATCAGATTCTAGCTAAACGCCCATAATTTGACAATAAATAACCTTTCTGTTACAATAGTTTCAGAAAGGTTATCCATATGTCCAATAAATTTCTAGCAATTTTAATTTTCTGCTGTGGGTCTGTATTTGCTCAGGAAACTGACCCGTTCGGTTATCAAAAACTAAACAGTGAAGTATCGTTTAAAGTAAAGAAATTAGATGAACCTGGACCTACTGTAATTCTTATTCACGGCGGTGGTGGGGTACGAAGTATGCACAACCTCGATGTGTGGTCATACATACTGACCGGTTGGGGATACAACGCCGTCATTATTGATATGTTCTCGGGTAGGGGTTTGGGTGATCTTACGAAAAACGGTCAACGTCTTTCATTCAGAACCAGAGCTAAAGATGTAACTGAGTTGGCAAAACACATCAGTGTCCAACCGTGGCACAAAGGCGGAATCGGTACGATTGGGTTCAGTCAAGGTGGGTCTACTGTATTTGCTTTGGGCAAAGATGACGACCAAACACTTATTAAAGCTGGTATAGCGTACTACCCCGCATGTGCTTATGAGGGCCCTGCGTACACCCCTTCTATTCCCACACAAATGCATTTGGCTATGAAGGATGACTTGTCTAATCCGGCATTGTGTGGTATAAATTTTTTCTTGAAAAAGCACGATGTACACCGTTATGAAAATGCTAGTCACGTGTTTGACGTTGCCGCCGAAAAAAGAGTCACTCCCAGTGGGAACGTAATCTGGTATGATCGTGATGCCCACATGTTGTCAAACGACAGGACTAAGGCTTTTTTAGACAAATACCTAATCCAATAATTTGACAATAAATGGATTTGGGCATATAATACATGTATTGATTGATTAAAGGAGATCGAAATGGCAAATTACTCAATGTACACAGGTTTCGGAAACGATGCTGTTGACGCAATTGTACGTAGTGCTAAAGTACTCAAAATGGAATGGCCCCAAGTGCTCCAAGAACTGCGTGACCTTGCTGACCGTTTCCCTGAGGACTTTGGTGAGGCAACTGATACCGCAGTCCGTGAGGCAGTTTACATCAAACTGGGTTTCACTAGCGATTTTTATGTTTGACAATAAATCCAAACTCTGATACAATACTTGTATTGACACTGAAACACAGGAACACACATGAAACTTCACAGCGCAGTCCAAAACGAAGCAATCTTGTCCAACGTGGGTGAGATTGGCGAATTCCGTATTCGCAATTCAGCTAAGGCTTTTAACATTCTGTCCAGCGGTCTGTATGCTAACAAGATCCGCGCTATCATCCGTGAACTGTCTTGTAATGCCGTTGACAGTCACACTGCCGCAGGCAAGCAAGACACCCCCTTCGATGTTCACTTGCCCAACAGTTTCGAACCCTACTTTTCTATCCGTGATTACGGTACAGGACTGACACATGACCAAGTTACAAGCATTTACACTACATACTTTGAATCTACTAAGACTGATTCTAACGCCTTCATTGGAGCTCTCGGTCTCGGTAGCAAGTCTCCTTTTAGTTATACTGATAACTTCACTGTAACTGCCATCAAAGACGGTCGCAAAGGTATCTACACCGCTTTCATTAACGAACAAGGTGTGCCTTCTATCGCATTGATGATGGAAGAAGAAACTACTGACCCCGCTGGTGTCGAGGTTCGTTTCGCTGTCGAGGAACGTTATGACTTTGACAAGTTCCGTAGCGAAGCCCGCTATGTGTACGAATACTTCAAACTGCGTCCTGTAATTTCAGGTAATGCTGACTTTTCTTTCAAGGACCCTACTTACAAGGAACAAAATATCGTTCCGGGTGTTCACTATGGTAGTGATGGTCATCGCACCTCATACGCTATCATGGGTAACATCAAGTATCCGATTGAAGTACCCAACGCTGAAAAATCTCTCGGTGGTCTGCATGGTCTGCTGAGTTGCGGTCTGGTCATGGAATTCAACATAGGTGAACTTGACTTCCAAGCGTCACGTGAAGGTCTGAGTTACATTCCTGAAACGATCAACGCAATCAAGGCTAAGCTGGTTGCTCTGAATGCTCAATTGGCAATTCACATTGCTAACGAAGCCGACAAGATTGAAAACTTGTGGGAGCGGGCACTGTATCTGAACAAGCGTCACGAGGACTATCTGTTTACTCAGGCTGTGGTTAAGTATGTTCAGGACACTAAGTTTGAACTGTTTGACCCTACACGAAATCGCTGGGATGCGATGAAAGAATTCAAGCTGAGTGTTGCTGATCTGGCCAGCAAGTACAACATTGCTATCAAGGGCTTTACCAAGACACAAAGTTATCAAACTTGTTCTAACATCAAGCCGCATCAGGCATACATTCAAGTTGCTGGTCAACAAGCGATTTCACCTGAATGGCAATTCAAGGTCAGTAATGATACTTACTTTGTTATCAACGATACCAAAGTTGGTGCTACTGAGCGAGCCAAGCATCACTGGCGTAACATGAAGATGCCCACTCACTACAGTAACGTGTATGTGATTGAGGCTCATGTCAAAGACAAGCCAGTTAAGACTGAGGCTTTCTTCAAGGCACTGTCTACTCCGCCCGGTGGTAAAATCCTCAAGGCAAGTGATCTGCTTGAAAAGGAACGTGCAGGTGGTATCGGTAAGAACGTTACTATCATGCATCTGGTTGAAGGTGCGACCCGCGGTCGTTGGTCTAACAATCGTCCTATGGTCTGGCACGATGCTGGTAAGGCAGGTGACTTTGACAAGAAGACCACTCACTACTATCTGCCATTGAGCGGCTATCAGTGTCTGGGTGTTGTTGCTGACGTTAAGGATCTGCATTACAACCTGAACAAGAGTGGTATTTTTACTGACACTATCTATGGCGTTCGCAAGACTGACATGGAATGGGTAAAGAAACAAAAGAACTGGGTCAACCTTGACGAACATATCAAGGACAAACTCAGTAAAATGGGTCAGGCTGATGTGCTTGGTTTGGTCAAACAAGCTATTGACTGGAAAGAAATTTACCAGTACAATGCTACTAAGCATGTTACTAACGCTAACAGCCCGTATATGGTTCTGTTCAATACTTTCAAGGATGTGAAAGTTGAAGATAGTAACCGTAAGACACATCTTCAAACCTTGTGTCGTCAGTACAGTGTACAAACTCAAACAAATGCTGACCCCAGCAAGTTGATTGATAAGTACACTAAGGAAGTGGAAAATGTTTATAAGCGTTATCCACTGTTGAAACGACTGAGCAAGTACAGCACAGAAGGTGCGGAAGTTGCTGAGTACATTAATTTGATTGATTCTTCTAAAGGTGTTTAAAATGAGTTTTCCGTTTATCGTTCAAGGTAACAATGTTACTGTCGTGATTGGCAACAAGCCTCACACTATTGCCAAGTCTCACATCACTTATAACAAAGTGATTGACGCTATCAAAGCTCAAGACTGGGACAAGGTCAAGGATATTATTGAGCCTAAAAAGGTCGTACTGAGTTACGGCAAAGGCAACGTGAGTGTCCAGGGTGACCAACTCTACTGGAAGGGCAAGCCCATGAACAATGGTCTGGCTACTCGCATGATTGCGATGTTGCAGGATGAGTTCCCGATTGAGCCTCTGGTTAACTTCATGGAAAATCTCATGACTAACCCTAGTAAGCGTGCCGTTGATGAACTGTATGGCTTCTTAGAAAAGAATAGTCTGCCGATCACTCCCGATGGTTGCTTCTTGGCTTACAAGAAAGTCCGTAACGACTACTTGGACATTCACAGTGGCACTATGGACAACAGTGTTGGTAAGGTTGTTTCTATGGAACGCAACGAAGTTGACGATGACAAAGATCGCACTTGCTCCGCAGGTCTGCACTTCTGTAGTCAAGACTATTTGCCGCACTTTGGTAATGGTTACGACAACCGTGTTGTGATTCTGAAAATCAACCCACGTGACGTAGTGTCCATTCCTAGCGATTACAACAACGCTAAAGGTCGGGCATGTAGCTACGAAGTTATCGGTGAAATCGGTAACGATGGAGATCAGATTGACAATGCTTTCAACAAGCCTGTACAAAGTAACGCAAGTAACAACATCGCTAAGCCGGTAGCTACTGTGAAGCGTGAAGCAAAGACTGGCTCTACTGACTTCTATCGTGGTTACACTGATGGTTACGAAGGTCGTGACTACACTGATCCTGTTGGTGTCAAAGCCCGTAAGGATTATGATGAAGGTTATGACAAGGGTGCGACTGATGCGGATTGGGGTGATAGTCCTCGCTATCAATATGTAGCACCTAGTGCTACGAAAGCTCCGACTGGTGTCTGGCCCTTCCCAACTAAGTAATACTTAGTACTACAAATTAGCCCCTTAAATGGGGCTTTTTTTGTGGCTTGACAATAAATCATTTTGGGCATATAATACATGTATTGAATCAGAAAACGGAGTACGAAATGGCACGTGAAACAGTAGCACAACGAAACGCACGATACGCACAAGAGCGTGAGGTATATCTGGCAAATCAAGTTGCCGAGTATCCTACTCGTTTGATGGCTGCTCTTACCCGTGCCACCAACGCATACTTTGATTTGTCTGTCAATGACAACAAGTTTTTGGTTCGTGACCGCAACAAATATGAGCCTCAGGTTCACACA